GAGAGAGACCGCATCACCTTGCCGAGTTTTCCGCCCAAGGCCGGTGGGATGTATTCGGATTTCACGCCGCTGAAATCGAGATTCACCGCCTCCGCCATGGCGTAGGATTCAAAAACGCGGGTTTCGATCTGCCATGCCCGCAGGGCGTTGCGGGCGGCGAGTTGGACTCCTTTGCGGAGGTTTTTCGCAATCGGCACGAACTCCGCAAAAGTGGCGCTCTTCGGGTCTCCGATGATCGTATTGATGGCCGCCTCGACGCCGCGGCGCGGCAGCAAATTCCACGCCGCGTTGATGACGTTGGACGAGGTGTTGACCACATGCGTTTGCGGGCCCGTCAGGATCGATGCGCGCCAGAACTCCATGAGCGCATCCGGGAAAGAACCGCGGGCGACGGCGAAGGCATCGATGACTTCCTTGACGCTGGCCGGGTCGTGAATGTCGAAGGTGCCATTCGTTTCGTTGATCCCCTCGCGTGCGTCGATGAGGTCTTTTTGCTTGGTCCAGTCTTTCTTGATGGCTTCGGCTTTCTCAAGGAAAGCGTCGGCTTGCTCCTGAGTCCAAGACAGCCAGCCCATTTCCTGCGAAAACGCCTTCCAGGTGGACAGCGGGGAATTCAAGAAGCGCTGCCACTCTTGATCCAGGCGGGCTTGTTGCTCCGGAGTGAGCTCGGGGACCGCCGGTGCCTCTGGAGCCTCCGGGGCTTCCGGGGCTTCCGCCTTGGTCTTGGCCTTGCGGGGCTTGCGCGGGGCGCGAGGTTTCTCGCCGCGGCGGTCCACAAATCCCTTCACCGTATCGTCGATGGCAGAAATATCCGGCAAGCCGAGGTTTTCGAGAATGCTGCCCATCATGTCTGCGGGCGACGATCCGAGGGCACCGGCAAGGTAGCGTTTGGCGCTTTCCGCCATGGCGGCGCGGATGTCGGTGAGGAAGCGCCCGTAGATCGCTTTCACTTCATCGGTGGAGAGGCCGGTGATGAAGGCCGCCTTGGAGACGAGAGCGCCGCCGCGGATGGCTTCGATCACGCCTTTTTCGCGGCGGTTGAGCTTGCGGATTTGCTCGTCAATGATGCGGGTGGTTTGCGGGCTCTCGTCCGCGGCTTGCGCCTTGGCATCCTGCGAGGCCCGGAAGGCGGCCAGCGAGGCGTCCAGATCGATCCCCTGGGCAAGCAGGTCCGCTTTGATGCGGTCCACCCGCTGCATCCATCCGGCAAGGATTTCGGCATGAAGTTGTGGGTTTTTTCTCATCCTCGCTCGTGTTTGCGGATCGGGATGCAGCATGGCCGATGCAATGGTTCTGGCGTGACGTTCCGCCGGTGTCATTTCTGGATCGCGGCGAATTGCGAGTGCTCGCGCGGTTTCGGAACCTATTTCCGTGTGGCCATATTCCAACATGGCAAGTTTCACGCGTTCCGTCGGGTCCATGAGCTTTCCACTCAACGTCTCTCGGGCCAGAATCATCTTCGTCGCCGAGACTTCCAAATCCGTCATTGGTTGCAGGGCTTTCGCTTTTTCAAGCAGCGCATCGTATGTGCCTTGATAATCTTGTTTGAGCATGTCGCGCGCAGCGGCATCCACTTCTGCCCATTTGCGCACGTCTGGGACTCCAGACTCGTTGCGGATTTGATGAATTGCCGCCATTTCTGGACGCCCGCCAAGGGCAAGATCGGGTCGCCCACCAGCAAATCTGTCGCCTTTCATTGCGGGTTGCAATCCCTCCGCACTTGCAGCTCTTATTGCGACGTGGATTCTCGCCCGCACTTGGTTGAGGATGTTGTCCACCGCGCGCGGCGTGATGTTGAACTTGCCGGTCACTTCCGTGACGGAAGCGCCGCCCTCGATGCCCTCGAAGACTTGGCGATACACTTCCGGCATCATGGCAAGCGCTTCCTGCACCGCGGAGGATTGCTCGGGCGCGGGTGAGGAGAACAACGAGGCTTGTTGTTGCCCCGCAGGATGAGCTTCCCACAGTTTGCGCGAGCGCTCGGAAAGTGCGGAATTACGGTCGATTGCATCATTCGAGATGCGCTCAAACTCAAGCGTTTCGCCAGTCGTTCCGCCGTTGTAGCCGATGCCTTTTTCGACTTCGACGTATCGCTGTCCTTGAGCGTTTTCCAGCAGCAGCAGGCGATACAGCCCGAGCTTGTATTTGCCTTCTTTGTATTCCGCGAAGTTGGAAGCGATGAGCTTGCGCCCTTCTGGAACTCGGAAATCGTTGCCAACCCGATACTTGAAGTCGGGCGACATGAAACCTTCCACGATGTTGCGGGCTCGAATCTCGAAGCCTGACTTGTGCGGACCGGGTTGGGCGGAGTAATCGCCCCATGAAGCCGGCGAGCTCCCCAAAGTCGCCAGCGCCGGCGCAAGTCCTTTGCCGGGGTAGGTCTCCGGGCCTTCAGAGCGAAGCAGGGATTCCACACGGGAGACTTGCTCCGGTGTGGCGGTCTCCGCTTTGGCGAGTCCGAGCACTTCCCTCGGGTCTCCGGCGAAGACGTGCCCCTTGGCGGCGCGGTCCCATTGGCCGCCGGCGGATTCAAGCGTTTTGTTTACCCGCTCATACACCTTGCGCGGGAGTTCTTCCGGCAGGGTGAGCACGTCATCCTGGATGGTGGCGCGTTCGAGGATGGCGCGGACTTCCGCGGTCATCAGCTTGGGATCTGCGGGCACCATGGGCGGAAGGTCCGCGGGTTTCTTCCGCTTGGGCGCGGCCGGAGTCGGCGGCGGGGTGGGCGCTGCCGCGGCGGCAAGCGCTTCCTTCACCCGATCCTGTTCCGCGTAGAGCGCGCGCAATTCGGCATCCCGCTCGAAGACGGTTTCCGCCGAGCGCTCCAAGGCGGGGATTTTCTTCGTCATGTAATCAATCGTCCCCCTGTACTCCGCTGGCATGTTGCGCGCCTGCTTGGCAAGGCCGGGAATGGCGGAAAGCAGTGATCCGGCACCGCTGAAACTCTTGTATGGCACGTCCTTCATGCCGTTCATGCCGCCCCACTGGACGTATCCGACCGCGGAATGTTCCTGCGTGAGTTGCTGGTGGAGTTCCACCGCGAACGGCACGCCATCCACCTTGATTTCCACCGTGGACTTTTTCCGGTCCGAGTTCTTCAGCTTCGAGTTCTCTTCCGCAAGGAACAGGTCGAGGGCTTCGGTGATCTTCGGCTGTTGCCAGCCTTTCGGAGCATCCTTCGGCTTGTTGCGGTCGATCGTCTTGCCGCCAAACTCCCACACGGCGAAGGCTTCATCATTGGAATCCACCTTGCCGACTACTTCGGCATAACGCTCGGTTTCCTCCATGCGGGTTTCATACCAACGGATGTCGCTGCGGGTGCGGCGAAGTGTCTCGCGGGCGCTCGAAACATCGTCCTGCCAACCGCGATATTCCAGTTCCAGCGAGCGAACATCGCGTTCCAGTTCCACGAGGCGGATCAAGAGCGGGTCTCCGATGGTGCGGGCGGCCATTTCCGCCATGTTCATCGTGATCGCGTCCGAGGGATCTTCAAACGAGTTGCCGCCGTTGCCGGTGAGCACTTGGTTGAAGCCGAGCAGCTTGGCGACCATCATCGAATACATGGCGGAGTCGATGGACTTTTCCATGCCGTATTCGAGGATGCGGATGTGATACTTCTCCGCGGCGGCTTCCGCCTTGGCAAGAGCGTCCGCATTGCCTTCGAGGGCGGCTTTCGCCGCATCGAGGTCCGGCACTTGGCGGCCCCGGCTTTCCTTGCGGAATTTCTGGCCGGTCTCGCGCTCCGCGGTTTCCACGAACGCCTCCACTTCCAAATCGTAATGCTGGTTGCCTTGGCGCAGGATACGACCATTGCGCTGTTCCATGGCCGATGGCTTGAAGTCCCGCGGCGGCATGAGGTGATGCGCGGCAAAAAGGCGCTCTTGGATGTTCACGCCAACGCCCATCGTATCGGATGATCCGATGATAATGCGGACTTGGCCGGCGTTGACCTTCTCGAAGAGTTCGGCGCGTGCGTCCTTGGACATTCCGGCGCGGACCATGCCGATTTCCGACTTGGGAATCTTGGCCGCCACGAGCTTGTCCCGGATGTCGTTGTAAATGTCGAACTGGCGCTTTTTCTTGCCCTTCTTCTCATGCACTGCATTGCCCTCGCTATCGAGTTCGGGCGGTTCCAGTCCCTTTTCGGACAAGCCGGGGTCTCCGGCGAAGGTTAAAAGGTGATCCATGGAGAAATCCCCTTGCAGATCGACAAACACCGCTTGCGCTCCAAGGCGGTCGTTGGACTCCTTGTAGAGTTCCACCGTCTTGCGGACCGCGGTGTTGACCTTGCTATTCTCGAAGTCCGGCGCGTTCGGGTCCACCATGCGGACATCGAGCGCCGCGGCAATGCCGGCCTGCATCGTCATAATCGGCACGGCGGAAAGCCATGGATCGTCTTCGAGTGCCTGCTTGCGTCCGCCAAGGCTTTGCCAGTACGCCGGATCGTCCCATTGCGCGGCGATGGTGTTCGTCACCCATGCGTTGAACGCCTGATTGGCCGGACCCGGCTCGACAAGGATGGATTCCGGTCCGCCGCCCTTAACGGTGGGGCGCTTGATGCCCGCAAGATCCGGATCAATCTTGATGTCCCACGAGGAAGCCACGAGGTTCATCAGTGCATCGCCGTTGATGTAGCGTGAGAACCGGGTTTCCGAGGAAATCTTGCCCTTCCAGTTGGATTCTACCTGCGTGGTGCTCGTGCAGTATTGCGCGGCGAACTGGTCGAAGTTCTCAATCCCTTGCTCCAGGAGCAGGTTGGGATTCGTGTAGCGGATCATGATGTATGATTCCGCGATGGAGTTGGAAATCGGCGTGCCGGTGGCGAAATACACGCCGCGGCCGGCCATCCGGTTCTGCACCGAGCGGGTCTTGAGAACCATGCCGATCGCGCGTTGTGACGGCGTGCCGGTGGGCAGGTTCTTGAGATTGCGCATGCGCGTGATGATGGGCGCGTTCTTGAACCGGTGGGCTTCGTCCACCAGCAGGGCATCGACTCCCAAATTCTCCCAATAAAGGCCGAGGTCTTGGCGCTTCGCCAGGCTATCGAGCATCTTCTTGCGGGAGTTCTCCAAGTTGATCTTGGCGGTTTCCAAGGCGGCCACCGCGCGGCGGTCTGCGGAATCCGTGAGGGCGCGGGCGGCTTCAAGTTCCGCAACCTGTTCGTCAATGTAGCTGTTCACCACGTCCGGATGATTGGCGATGAGGTTGAACTGCGAGTGTGCCATCACAATCGCATCGTAATCCCCGGTAGCGATGCGGGCGATGAAGCGCCGGCGGTTCTTGCCCTCGAATGACTTGGAATCCGCAACCAAGAGTTTCGCCTGCGGATATGCCACGCGGAACGAGGCGGCGAACTGTTGGAGGGTGGCGTTCTCGACGGTAATCATCGGCCGGTTGGCCTTGCCGAGGCGCTTCAACTCCATCGCCAGTCCAATGAGCGTGTAAGTCTTCCCGAAACCAACCCCGTGCGCGATCATGCCCGCGCCTTGATCCAGCATGCGGGCGATGGCCCCGCGGCGGATGCCCGTGCGATAGACTTCCTCCGACGCACCGGGAAGCGTGATGTGCTTACCCTCGAAAGAAGGAGGGACGTGCCCGTTGGCCTTTTCGTTGAAGGAGTTCACCACGATGTCCTGAACCGCCTGATCCCCGATCATCGCGTCCGTGGTTTTGACCCACTTGACGAAATCCTCCTTCATCTGGTTCATCTTGGTCTTTGCCAAGGCGTTGCCAGCCGGATAAGGAACCGTGCGCTTGTCCTTGCCGGTGCCGATGGTCCCGGTCACATCCGGGTCCGTCATTTCCAAGGCGTGCTGAACCAGTTCGACCGTAGCAATTCCCTTGTAACTGATTCCGTCGTCGGTAGTGCCACCGTTGAGCATGAACCTATCCGAATTGCCCACACCGAAGACCGACCAGATATTTGCAGCGGCGTTGTATTCAACCTTCGCCTCCGCCAGTCCGATGCTTTCGAGGTATCCGGCGAGAACTTCCCGCGGCAGCCACGGCGCATTCATCGACACGCCGATGGCGGCAATGCCCTTGCGCTCCGGCAGGGCGGCTTCCAGCGCTTTCACGTTGCGGTTGAAAGCCGGGTCTTCTTTCGCAGCCTCGCGGGCGGTATCGAGCTTCCCTTGCACGAATCCGGACAGGTAGGAATCACGGATGGAGTATTGCCCGCTCACCGGGTCCATGAACGCCAGTTCCGATTCGACCAGATCCGCCTCGACCTGTTCCACCGGCTTGCCGAGCAGTTTCGCCATGTAGGGCACGTTTGGATAGCCGATCCAGACGAGCGAGTTGGTAAGCGCCTCTTCCGTGGTTTCCGCCGTGGTCGGGGGAATCAGCGGCTTGTTCATGCGCGTGCGGAAAATGTCCGCCTTGAGGTAGCGCACGGCGGGCTTGCCCTTCTTGTCGGTGTACCGCTCTTCCGTCTCCAAGGCGAGCGTGAGAGGAAAATCCGGGTCTTCGGCAAGGTGATCGTGCTTCGCGCCGCGGCCCGTCTTGGAAATCGGTCCGTAAAGGCCGATGTGGCGACCGTATGCCTCGTTGAGTGCCTTGCGCAGGTCCGCAAGTTCATCGGTGGCGGCGGTCGGGTCCAGTTCGGCGGCGACCAGTTCGCGCACGGCATTCCGCACGCCTGCCCATGACCGGAACACCATGATTTCCTGACTCGACCACTCGACCGGTTCGAGGCGGTCTTTCATCACTTGCCAGAACTTCCCATCCCGCTCGACGAACGAGAAAGGCTTGTCTCCGCGCTCCATGTCCTTCGCGGTGGCGAGCTTGATCGTGCTGCCCTGGCCGGTGATGTTTTCCGGAAGGCTTTCAATCACAGCCTCGAAGCGCTCGGTGAGCGTGCCGCCCTCCGGGTCCGGTTCCAGCGTGTATTCGTCCGCCCGATACATCGATCCGGCCAGCGAGTGCTTGCCGAAGGCATTCGCCGGGTTGTTGGCGAAGTATTCGTTCACGCGGATGGGAACCTCCGCTTCCAGTTTCCACGACGGGGCGGCCTGTTCGGCACGCTCGAAGGCAGCGACGTAGGATTTCCATGCGGCCGATGTCACTTCATCCGCGGCTTTTCGTTCCGCGGCAAGCTCCTTGCCGTCCTTGATAGCCTCGCGCTCCCGGCGGGCTTCCACCCATGCGGCGCGCGCGGCATCCAAGGTTGCATCCAGCCATGTCGTTTCCGGATGAATCCCCTTGAGGTATTGGACGGCGGTTTGATCCCCGCGTTCCAAGCGCACCTTGTCGCGTCCGACCGTGCGGGTCTCCATCCACGCATGAGACTCCACCTTGCGGCCATCCGGCTTGCGCATGATGATGATGTCGGTGGTGACTTCCGTGCCGGCATTTTCCTTGAAGGCATTGTTCGGCAGGCGCACCGCGGCGACCAGATCGCCCTTTGATGCGAGGAATGCCCGCTGGCGGGCGTTGTTCTCCATCGTCGAGGACGAGGTGATGAAGCAGATCAATCCCCCCGGCTTCACCTTGTCCAGGGCGCGGGCGAAGAAGTAGTTGTGAAGGTTTAACTCCTGCTTGTATTCCTTCTGCGACTGCCACGGGCCTTTCTCGTGGAACGGCACGTTGGAAATCACGAGGTCTTGCGAGTTGTTCGGAATCAGCGCTTCCTCGAAGCCTTGGCCGGTCACTTCCCGACCTTCCGCGGAGGATACAGAGTTCACCCGCACTTGCGGATACAGCAGGGCGAGAATCTGCGATGTCACCTTGTCGAGTTCCACCGCGGACCAGATCGACCGGGCTGCCAGGCGCTCCGGCTGAGTGCCGATGTAGTGACCGATGCCGGCTCCCGGCTCGAGTACGCGCCCGCCCTTGAACCCGAGCTTTTCGACCATGCGCCATTGCGCATCGATGATTTCCGGCGTGGTGTAGTGGGCGTTTAGGATTGAACGGTTGGCGGCCTTGTATTCCGCCTCGCTCAGGCGCTCTTTCAGTTCCCGGTGAGTTTCGCCCCACTTCTCATTCCACGAGTAGAGTTCGAAAATGGAAGGCGACTCGTTGCCTTGGCGGTCTTTTGATCGGGTGTTGTAGTTCCGCTTGAACTGGTCGCGCGGCATCGTCCGCCACATGCGGTTGTAGTAGGCATCAGGATCGCCGTTGTCGGAAACTCGGGCGAAGGCTTCCGCCTTGGCGTCGTCGAAAGCGCCTTTCGAGTGTCCCCAGCCGGAATAAGTCAGCAGTGTGCGCTTTTCGGCTTCGGTCGGGTTGCGGCCTTCCGCTTGCAGCAGGCGCAACAATTCGATCACCTCGAAGTTGGCCTTGATCTTGGAAGCCTGCCCTTTCGGCGCGAGGTTTTCCCGCGGGTCGATCCGCGCATTGCGGTCCGCTTCATTCTCCGGAACCGGCACTTCCGCCGGCAGTCCATCGGAGCCAAGCTCGATTACGTCAGCGCCAGAATCTCGTTCTCCGCGGACGGGCCGATTGCCAGATACGCCAGCCTCGCCGCTTCCTCCCGCTGTTCCTCCGTCAGTGTCGCCAGCAAGTCCGCTGCCGTCTGTTCCGAGTTGGCCGTTGCTGTTGCCGCCTCGCCCGCCTCCGGAGAGTCCGGGGCGATTCCCGGCAAATCCGAAGAGGTCGTCATCTTCTCCAGCCACGTCCCGAACGTCTTTTGATCGACCAGGTTGCGAAGCTGCGTTTCCGTCAGCCCTGCGAGTGCCGGTGCCACGAGTTCCGCCGAGAAGGTCGCTTGCATCTGGCACACTCTCACCCCGGCGAGGCTTCGCGTCAAGATTGGAAACCGCTGCGGCTGCGAACAGGTCGAGGTCCGCCAGTCCTTCCGCTTTGGCGATGGCTTTGGCGACGTTCTGCTTGGCGGCCTCCGGTGCCTTGCGGAGCGTTTCCGCGGCGTTGCGCTTCACCTTGGCGCGCGGGCCGGAAATGCGTTCTTCGACGGCTCCGAACAGGTCGAGTTCCGCGACCGGGGAGGAATAGAGAATCGACGGATTGGAATCGTTAAATCGTTGCGCGGGCGGGATGATGTTGCCGGCAGCATCGAAGGTCACAAGCGAGGCGTCTTTGATCTGGCGGGAGTCAAACACCGCCACAGTGTCATAGCCCTCCGCGTCCCACCCTTCCGTGTCGGCTTCCTTGAGGCGAACTGCGTCGAATCCAAGGCTTTTGATTCGGGCAATGACATCCGGTGTCTCCACCGGCATCCAACCATATTGCCCCGCCAAGACTTCGCCGCGTTGATTTTCCGGAATCAAATCCTCGATCAACTGCCGATGTTCAGGGTTGGCAATGTCCCACGCCTTACGAATCCGAAGATATGCAGGAATGAAGCGATAGCCGCCTGGCGCGCGGTTGTTGGTGTCTTCGAGCCCCGTGAAGTATTCTGCCCACGCCTTTTCCTTTGTGAAAAAATGCAGTCCCATGCCGCCCTTGGTTTTGGCGGAGTCGAAAACATCGAAGTCGCCGGGGGCTGTGCCTTCATAGCCCCGGATCATGTTGGGATCATTCTTCTCTGATTCGTCCGCGATAGCTTGGTTGTTGCCTGGTGTGCCGTGCAGATACTTGTCCGCCAAATAGCCTTTCTCCGTCGCATGGCGGTCGATCACCTTGCGGAGTGCTGCCGCGGCCTTTGGATTCCGTTTCGCCCAAAACTCTTGGGACGTGGTGGGAGTGAGTAGGTCGTTGCCGTTGTCGCCTTTGGTCAGTCGAACATACGCCTCCGGGGCGGTCGAAGACCCAAGAATTTTTTTAGAATTACCAGAAATGTCTTGATCTGAACCACCGATTTTTGTATTAGGAAGCGTAATGAGAGCTTCCGATTTCCCACCAGGCACCAAGTTCTTCGATGTGGAAGACGTGCCTATTGCCGATCCTCCCAATGCCCCCCCCGTGGGACTCTTCACCGGCAAGCCTGTTCCGGTGTCGGAGAAGACTGCGATGAAGTTGGCATACGAAAGGGAGGTTTCCCCCGCCGACTTCGACAAGGCATTGGCGCGGGCGATTGCCAGCTTTGCCGCTGACGAATAAACCTCCAGCATTTGTTCGCTGAGTTCGATGGTGCGCTCTTTTTTCGCAGGGTCTTTCTTGATGCGGCGATATTCCTCATACAGCAAGTGCCCCGCCTCTTCCTTGGCGCGCAGCATTTCCGGTATGTGAATCTGCACCTCTGCAACCACACCGTCCGCGATTTCCACATGGAATATCATATCGGAATAACCACTTGGCAGAGGCGGAGTGAACCGGTTTTCAAACTTCTTGATCTTGCCTTCCCATCGGCGGTGAATCTCCTGCGCGATGGCATCCACTTCATAAATGGTATCTGCCACGATGGAACCGCGCACGATGTCGCCCATGCGCGAGACTCGTCCGCCGTATTCAATCAAAGCCTTTTCGACACCACGCTTGCGGCCTTTCAATGGTGCAAGCAATGGTTCCGCCCCGTGGTTTTTTGAGATTTCTCGGAGAGTATCATCGAATGACTCTTTGAAGGGTGCCAGCTTTGCAAAGCGCTCTTCATACTTGGCAATGGTGGCCTCGACCTTCTCGTTTCCGAACTGGTCGCGCAAACGGTCGAACACCTGTTGCTCTGACTCCTGCGGGCCTGCCTCGCGTTTGTATTTCGCAAGCACTTCCTCAAACTCTTTCGCCGCGGCTTGAAGGTCTTCCGCGGGGCTTGATCCCAAGGTGGCCGATCCTGCGGATTTCTCCACGAGCGGGAATTGGAACATCAGCCCCAATGCCTTGCGGGCCGGCGCGTCGATCCGGATCACGTCCACCGTGGGGCGGTCCGCCTGTGCAAGCCACTGGTGATGTCCGTCGAGAAGATGATTGTCCGAGGAAATGAACAGGGCGCGATGGAAGTCGATGCCTTTCGCGCGGTTGGCAAGGAACGGTGAGAACTCCGCTTGCACCGGCTTAATGCTGTCCGGGGACACGCTTTCGCTTCGATGGGAAATCCCCTTCTCGTCGAGGTATTCCATGAACGCCTCGCGGTTGCGCATCTTGATCTGCGGCATGTTCTTGCGCGGGATGCCGAGCGTTCCAGACTCCGGCTGGAACATCTGGAAGTCATCGGGGACGACGGACGCGGCGGGTGATGATCCAAGCGTCTCCGCCGGCCGGTCGGCTTGCAGCCCGTTGAAGGTGACACCGACCAGATGCTTGATTTCCCGCAGCAGTTCGATCGGGTTGGCGCTGATTTCTGGAACGTCTTTCAGGTCCGCTTTGGGCAACTTCTCATAGAACAGGGTTTTGAAAGCGTCGAGATAGTCCTGTGCGGTCGCCGGACTCGATCCCAACACCGCTTGCACCGGGCGGGACAGCAGGCGGTTGAAGCCGCTGGCGATGGTGTCCGCCGTGTGTGAATCGAGGAAGCGCTGGAAGAGCGCCGCCTTGGCGCTCAGGGCATCCGGATTGAGCTTCTGCCACTCTTCCGCGGACACGGAGCCGGAGCGCAGCCGGTCAACCTCTGCGTTGACGGCCGCCACGAACTCGCGCCGCTGGCCTGGGTCCAGCTTCTTGATGGCCGGCACGCCGACTTTCAGCTTCCGGGCTAAATCCGACTGATTCCCGAACTCCGCTTCCACTTCCGCAATCACTTGCTCGATGGGTCGCGCTTCGAGCGCTTTTAGAATCAGATCCTCGCGGGTGGTCTCCGCTTCCGCAAACATCGACATGGTGCCGGTGTCCACCGCTTCCGCGCCGCGACGGTATGCACCGAGAATGTCGCGGATGGCCCTGCGGCTCCGGCTTTCCACAATGGCGCGGGCAAGCTGCCGCTCCGGTGTCATTTCGGTTGTTTCGAATAGATTCCCCTGGTCGAAGAACTCGCCCACGTCGCGGATTTCCCCGTTGGCGAGCGATTGCTTGGCCTCGACCGCCGTGCGTAGGGCATCCGCCAAGACCGGTGACAGGTCGAAATCCGGCTTCGATGCCGCCAGTTTGAGCAGGGAACCGCTTTCCGATGCCACACCGCCGAGAATGGCGCGCAGCCCGAGGGCACCGGACCGGTTGAAGAGCATGTCCAAGAGCGGAGCCTGTTCGGGACCGAGCAGCATCGCCACCATGGCCCGCTCGATCCGCTTCGCGCCCTCGTCGGTGAGCGCCCCGCGGTTGTCGATGATCCCCTCGTCGCCCACGGCACGGGCAAAGGCTTTCACGAAGTCCCGGTTGGAGGCCGCTCCAGCGTCTCCGGTGGCGTCCGGCTCCCACAACTTGAGAATCTTGGCCTTTTCGATGCTGGCAGCGTCCCGGTTGGCCTGTTCGGTGTTCGAAACAGAGAGTTGCGCGTCACGGTTCGAGTATTCCGCCAGATCGATCGCCTCCTTGGCGCTCTTCGGCACGAAGACGGACACTGGAACCGGCAGGGTCATGCCCTCCACGTCGATCCCTTCGGCCGCGGCAGTCTCGCGGAAACCGGCAGTGACCTTGGCAGCTACTTTTCGCGTAGCGGCTTCTTGGAGCGCATTGCGCCGGCCATTGCCGGACAGGACGTAGAACATCGGCTTGCCCGCCTCGTTGGTCATGTGCTTGCCGTCCGCCCCGAAGAGCGGCGCGACGACCATCCGGCCTGAATCCGTGGTTGCACCCTCGATGTAGCGCCGATGTTGGTTGTCCTTGTCGCGGATGTTCTGAACCATTTCCTCCCGCTGGTTCTGGCTGGCCTGTCCGGCGCGGTTGCGCGGTTGCAGTGCCCCACCGGGAAAGAGCGGGTCCGACGATCCGACGAGTTGGGAAATATCAAGATACGTTGATACGACATCAACGGTCATTTCGGAATTGGGCGTGTCGCGGCGCTCTGGCTTGCCCGCGGGAACTTCCGGGGCTTCGCTGCCGATCACCGCTTGCTCGATGCTGGCGGCCTGCTTGGCGGCCCGCTTGCCTGCCACGGCGCGGAATCCCTCGATGATTTCCTCCCGCTTCTTGCCGGTGCGCTCCCCTTCCCTGTCCGCGATCAGGTTGATCCGGTCCGCAATTGCCTGTTCGGCTGCCTGGGCACGTTCACCGGCGGGCAGGGCTTCGATCGCGTCCGTGACTTCATCCGCCGCGGCTTCGAGTTCGGCGCGGAGCTTGCCGCCGAGGCGCGGGAAGCGCTCCAAAGCGGACTTGATGGCGGTCCCGGTGAGGAACATAGGGGAGGCTTGAGCCGCTTTGAGGCTGGCAAGCTCGGCTTGCGCCTGATCCGCCGGACCTTCCCACAGGACTTCCGTCCCGTTGAGAACGCGGGCGGTTTTGCCGCTGGTTTCGATGCGGAGGCCGGAAATTGCAGGTTTTTCCGCAGATTCGGCCTTTCCTTGCGGTTTTTGTGCATTTTCTGCCGGGGCGCTGAGTTCCGCATACAGTTCCTTGAGCTTGGCAACGTGCGCTTCCGCCGCGGGCGAGAGCTTCATGCCGGTCAGGATCTCGACCGCCTTGCGGATGAGCTTGGCGAGCTTCGAACGTGCCCCCTGGGTCTTGACGGCGCGGAACAGTTCCGAGAATGCCTCGGTGTTGCCGTCAAGTTTGGCCTCGACGAGCATCCGCGTGAACTCCGCGGCTTTCTGGTAGTCGGTCGGGATCTTGTCGAAGTGCCATTCTCCGGTCTTCTTGTCCTTGCCGTAGATGCGGCGGGCGGCTTTGACCGCTTCCGGGGTGAGCAGTTCCCCCGCGAGGTCTTCATAGAAGGACCGGTAGAAGTCCATGAACTCGCCGGGGCTTCCCGCGGCTTTCCATTCCTCGCGGATGGCTTCCGTCTGCACAACGTGAACCGCCTCATGCCTCGCCACGATGGTTTCCAGATATTCCGTGACCGCAGCCACGTCCCCGCCGGCGCGGGTGATCGCCCGCTGGATGGCTGGGATGTTCAGGCGGATGACTCCGGACTCAATGAGCAGGTCCGCGCCGCCGCCGTCCTCGCCCGTTTGGGAAATCTCGATCCGGCCTTTCAGGGCGGGCATGGCCTTGATGACGGCAGCCTTGACGGATTCCGCCACCTTGGCGGCTTGTGCGAGTCCAGCAGGCGCTTCCGACACGGTTTGTCCGGGTTTGGACACGGTTTGTCCGTCCGGAGGGGTCCACACGTTCCCTTGGCGCGTGTAGCCCTCCGGCACGTCGATCCCGCTGGCTTTCTGCATCGAGACGGAAACCGGTTCGCCAGCTTGGAACGCTGCCGCCACTCGGGCAGGAATTTCCGGCAAGGACGGATCCACGGCGCGGGCGGACTCGTAAATGCCAGCCTCTACGGCAGCCCCGGACGCTCCTGCCGTGCTGCCCGTCGTGCCTCCCTCTCCAACTTTCCGTTTCTTCGCCTCGGTTCCGGACGTAGCGGTTCGTTGGTCAGTTCCATATCCTCCACCCGGTGCGTTCGGGTTGGCGGGTGCGGGTTGTGAATCTTGCGGAGTGGCTTGCGGTCCGTGTGTTCCTTGCGGGTCTTGCTCATTGGGTGCGGTGGGTGAGGGTTGGGCAGCATCGACGCGGGCTTGCGCGGCCTCCATGGCAGCCTGTTCACCGAGCTTGATGCGGTTTCCGGCCAAGGCGGAGGTTTGCGCGACCTGGGCGCGGGCCTCGTCGAGAAGGATTGGCGATCCGTCCGCCGAATCGAAGCGGACCAGCGGCTTGGTAAGTCCACTGTCTGCCAGTTCCTTCGGACTCATCGGCACGGGCGGACCTCCCTCGCTGGGTTTGTAGCCCACGGCGCGGAGTTCCGCATCGGTAAGAGCGGCAGGGCTTAGACCCGTGGCGAGTTTCACGGCAGCACGGGCAAGCGGCACGTTCGGGGCGGCTTGCTGGACCTGTTCAAGCGCGACTTCCGCCGCTGCGATCGCCTGCTTGTCGCCAGTGGCGCGGGCGGCGTTGAGGTCTTGATTCGCCTGCCAAACGTCGCTTGCGGCCTGTTCTTCGAGTCCGGCAAGCTCGCGGGTGAGAAGCACTGCTTCCGCGGCATCCTTCGCATCCGCTGTTTGTGCTTCGGTGAAAGTCCTGTTGATTTCCTCGTCGATCTTGGCCGCTCCGGTGTAGTCCTTTGCCTTGATGGCGGCTTCGTGATCCGTGCGCAGGGTTTCGATTGCCTTGAGCGGTGCCACGCTTGGCGCGACGAGCTTGCGGGCGGCTGCGACTTCCGCGGGGTCCGGTGCCTTGGCCTGCGGGTCGAGGGTGGCAAGCGCCGTGGAAACCATCCGGGGCGGGGGCGTGCCAAGCGTCTGTTGTTGCAGGGCGGCGACCATCTGCTTGTGCTTGTCTGCCTTGGTTTCGCCTCGATAAACCTGCGGGAGACCGCCGCCAACCAGTCCGCCGAGCGCGCCGGCCTTGAATGACTCTTCCAGTAGATCCCCGAGCTTCAATTCCTGATCCAGCGCAGCGACGGAAATCATGCCGTCTAGGACTTGGTTAGAGAACTCTTCGAGCGCTTCATCGGTGGCATCCGCGAAGATCGTCTTGCCCATCGCCTTCAATTCCGTGCGAAGCGTGCCATCCTTGATGGCCCGCATGCCGCCTTGGCGCAGGAAATCAGAAACCGTCATGCTGCCGGACTTCACGCCGAGCGCCACACGTTCCGCACCTTTCGGCATGGCCGCGGCGAGAATGGCCGTCTGTGCGCCGTTGAGGAATGCCGCAACCTGGGTATCCGTGCGTCCAAGCACTGCGGCGATTTCCTCGCCGGTGAGGGCAGAGCCTTTTTGCTGTTCCGCAATGGAAACCGCATCCGCCAGCTTGGATTCGTAGCCTTGCGCCCCCGCCCATCCGTAGGCGGACATCCCTCGGGTGGCGATGGCAGACATGCCTTTCAGCCCGCCGGCAACCGTTCCGCCTGCGATCATCGGAGCCATCTGAACCACCGTGTCGGTGAGGTCGCTTGCGATACCGAAAGAGCCAGTCATTCCGCGGAGCTTGGCCGCTTCTTTCTCGCTTTGGATCACGTTGCCCATGTCGGAAGCCGCCTGTCCCAAGGACTTCGCAGCGCCGTCCGCACCGACGAGCGCACTTACGCCCGCTGCCCCGCCGACGAGCGTTTTCACCACGCCGACCGAGCCTGTTTTCACGCCTTCTGTGACCGCATCGGTGGCCTTGAAGACCCATCCGCGGGCTTTCTGTTGCTCCGCCCACTGGTCGAGAATGGCAGACTTGTCGCGGTTTCCGGCCTTGAATTGGGAATTGGCGAAGTCCTCGAAATCATCATCCGCCGCCACCGTGGCGCGGAATAGCTTGCCCTCCATGGCTTCACGCATGGCATCCAGCCGCTCGACCGCTGCCGCTTTGGCCTCCGGTGTGGCGTCTGAAGCGTTGATTTCGGCAATCATCGCGTCTTTCTGGCCGAACACCCGTCCCGGATTGATGACCAGATCGCCGGTGGAGAGCTTGCGCAGGTTGTCTTTGTCCTTCTCGGTCCATGCCTGCGACTTGGCGGCGTCCTGAATGATGCGCGTGCGATCCTCCGGCTTGATTCCCGCCTTGTCGAAGGCGGCTTTCATGGCCGTGAGGTTCTTTTTCGTCTCGCCCTCCGCGAGCTTGATGGCTCCATCGAGGTCATTGCCCGCCAAGCGGAACATTTGCGCGGACTTCTCGGGCGTGTTGTCCTTGCCCATGATGAACGCGCCCATCTCGGAAATCTCGTTCTTGATGCCGGCATAGTTGCCAGGCTTCGCGCCGGTCAGTTCTTGCGAGCGAACGCCAGTGCCGATGAACTGCGAGGCGATTTCCCTGCCTTGCGCTTCAAGTTGCGCCGCGGCTTCGGTTTTCGCCTGTTCTACCGTTTGTTGCTTAAGGGCGGCGAGGGCTTGCGTCTTGCGCTCCGCTGTCGCCGGGTCAATGTCTCCGATGGCCGCATCGCGGCGAATCCGAGCTTCGGCGGCGTCCATTGCGTCCAAGACTCGCGGCAGGCGGCTCTCTCCTGCGGGTGCGTTATTCGCGCCAACAGGCTGTTCGGATGAATTGGCCGGGGGCTGATTGTCTCCAAACGCTGCCACGTCCTCGGGCTTTACGCTTTCTGGCTTGTCCGCGAGTAGTTGCGCCAGATCCTCGTCAAGGGGGCGTCCGCTTGCCAGTTTCAGCCGCTCCGCTTCGAGTTTGAGGCGCTTCTGTGAAATCTCCCGCTCGTTCCGGTTGAAGTTCTCCGCGGCGGGAAGCATCTGGTCGTGCTTCGCCTTGGCGGCCTCATACCGGGTTTGAAGGGCATCGCGCTCTTTCTGCCACACTGTCAATTCCCGCGGGTCGTATGGGATGCCGCTATCGGTCTTCGGGTCGATCTTCTCCCACTTGCCGGTTGTTTGGTTTTTGCGGAACGTCTTCGGGAAGCTGTTCAACTCCTTGCCGAGCGCATCGAACTCCTTCTTCACCGGTGCCCACTGCGGGTCAAAGAGCGCTTTGGCTTGGTTCAACTGGTTTTCCCGAAGGTCCAACTTTTGTTTCTCGGCCTTGATGGCGGCTTCCCGCTGGTTGCTCGCAGCAATGCGTTGATCCGTTCCGAGCTTCACGGGGACCGTCTGACCAAACGTGTCTTTCAGCTTGCCGGTGATTTCTCCGGTCTTGGGGTCGGTGTCCGATGGCAACGGCGCGATCGTTTCGCGCCCGCGGTCATCCCGGAACTTTTGCGCCACCTCGGTTGTCTGGTCGAGTGTCTGCTTGTCCGCTGGCCGCGTGAGTCGCATCATGTCGCCAATCCCCGGCACGCTGGAAATGGCAGCTTCCGCAGTGGGTTGGATGAATGGCTCTCCTACCTCGCCTTTCTCAAACATCGTGCCACCATCCGGATGTGTCGCCACCGTCCGCCTGCCGGTCGGAATATCGGTGACAATCTTCGCCCCTTGGGCTTCGGCCTCCCTGACATTGCGGTAATGCGCGGCTCGCTCTGCCTTGGCTTGCTCTGTGGCTTGGGCTTTCGCCGCGGCTTCCGCCTCTTTGGCCGCTCGATCCTGGTCCCGCGCGATGTCCTCCGCATTCCGGGCGTTTTGCTCCATCTGGTCCGCCATCATGTCCTGTCCGAAACGCTGGGCGCGGCGGTTGCTGGACGAACGGGCGAGCGTTTGCGCGCGAGGGTTGACCCCGGCGGTTCCTTGTCTGGCCTGGGCGAGGTAGGAAGCAATTTCATCCTCGGGCAAGCTCCGGTTGTATTTTGGCATGCCGGGGAGAATGCCACAACCGCGGTCGACGGATAACGGGCGCAGCGAAATCGGACGGTTGGTCCTACCGTCCAAAATGAGAGAGTCCCGCGGACAACCAGCCAGGAAACCGCGGGACTCTCAGGATGGCGACCGGGGCTGTCCCTAACTCCGGCCGCGGAAATGCTTCACCACTTCCACGCCGCCGACTTCCAGCTTTGATCGTCGGGCGGGTCTTCGTGGCGGGCCTCGTGGCGCATGTATTCCGTGGCGCTTGGCAGGACTTCCCATGCGATCGCAGCGCCCATCACGTCGTCATCATGCTTGTTTGGCGCGGCTTCCGCCCGCTTCGGCCCGCGGATGAATGTTTTCATTTCCCCGATCATGTGCGGACACAGGATGTCGAGTTGATCGTAGGTGATGGCGCTCGCCAGTCCGGAAATGATCGCCTCGCGGTTCTGTTCGTCGGTCTTGAAGCCGTATTGCTCTTCGACCTTGCCGGTGCGGTGGGAAATCGGGCGGCGCTTGTAGATCGGCATGCCAGCCTCTTGGAGCACGCGCAGGGTGTGGAATCCCTTGTTGGTCTCCGGAGCGATGAGGGCGCGTCCGTAATAGACGCTGAGGCGGATGGCGTGTTTTGCCAGTTCGTCTTCCTCCCCGCGGAACGGCGGGCGCAGCCTGGCGACCAACTTCGATTTCATCCACCGGTCAAGGTTCGTATCATGGTAGGCATTCCGCCACACCGTGAGGCTGTGCGGGTCGGTGTCCGCACCGATGGTCTGGCTTTTCGACTCCGCCGGGTCGATCGCCACGCAGTATTTGCAGCCTGGTAGCGGGCGCTCATAAATCAGGATGTCGCCGGTGCCGTCGTGTTGCGGGGAGAACGTCACGTTTCCGCGGTCCTGCTTCACCAGATACCCGGTTTCCGGCATGGCAACTTTCGCCCTCACTTCCCATTCCGCCAATCGCTGCATGTCGAACCGCGGTGCACCACCGGCCACCCAGCACGATACCGGGTCCGATGGGTAGTAGAACGCGAAAATCTTCGCATCGCCGTTGCAAACGTCACGGATCGTGTCGCGCCGCCACGCCAGTTGCTCGTATGTCAGCTTGTATTTCTGCCGTTCCTCCCGCTCGATCTGCGTCAGTGTCTCGTCGATCTCCTGCCGCTCCACTTCTCCCACGGGATGCTGGCGGCGGTAGTCCGCAAACTCCCACCAGGCGGCGAATACCTTGATCCACTGTTCACCGGGCCGGTATCCCTCGTTGCGCCACTTCTTGAGGAAGTCTTCCAGCCACATGCCGGACTCGGTGAAGGTGTTGTGAAACCACCCGGAAGCCATTTCTGGCGTGGACTCCGCGATGGCGATCGTCTCGTCACCATCGAGGGACGGAAGCGCCGCGGTCATCGTCTTCACGTCGTTCTTCACCCGCGTTTGCGGGAACTTGGCGACCTCCGAGAAGTGTCCGAAGTGGCGGGTGCCGCCCACGCCCGCATCCGGGTTTTCCGCGGTGTCCACCACCCACCGGCTGCCGTTGCTCCATGCCTTTTCTCCGGTGGCATCCTGTGTTTGGCGCACTCCCCACGGGAAACTGTCATGCGTCGAGTATTCCGTCAGCTTCTCGGTGAGCATTTCCGAGTTGTCCTTGCAGTCCGCAATGGTGATCCCCTCGATTTCCCGCCGCATGGCCTCGTGGTAGCCACAGAACAGGGAGAAGGTGGAAAGACCCGCCCGCCGCGGTTTCACTGCCACGATCCGGATGCGCAGGCCGGGGCATTCCGCCCGCAGTTGCTCGATCACTTCGGACACACGCAGTTGCAGGACATTGGCGTATGGGCGGATCCATTTCCCGTTCTTGTCCTTGATCTCCATGAACAGGGAGAAGTGGACCGCAGGCGAGTTGTAAGCCAGGGCTTCAAGCTCCTCGTCGGTCTTGCCGTCGAGGGATTGCCGAAACTTGGAGACGATGGCCGGTTCGGCACTCATGGGGAATAATGCGATGCCAGGGCGAACCCGACTTGCGCCGCACGCTCGCGGATGGATTGCAGCGTTCTCTGCCCTACATCGATTTCCGTCCGGTCCGGCTCGTAATGGCCGGCCATGCGGGAATCCTCCGCCATGGATCGAATCCGGGCGTCCAGTGGCGCGGTTCTGTCCTCCACGATTTCCCGCAGGATTTCGCGCTTCCGGTCGCGCGTGAGAAGCAATGCCTTGGTCTGCGGCTTGCGTAGTTCCTCGACGCGGGCCTTGATGCGAGGATTTGCTAGGGACTCTGCGGCATTTGTGCGCGCAACCTCTCTAGTTACCTTGTACCCGGCCTTCAACCATGCTTCGGTTCCTGATTCCCCACCTGCCACTAATTCGCAGAATCGCTCTTGCCTTACGTTGAGCGGTCGGGGTTTGGGTGGGCACTTTCCCCGCTTCGGAGGGAGCTTCGTTGGAGTCTTCTTCTTCATAGGTGTCGAGTGCTGTTCGCGTCGTCGGACGTCTACATTTTAATCAGGCTGGCGAGCTTTTGTGAACGGGCGCAGCGGAGGGGTGGGTTGAGGAAGAAAAATGAATTATTTTTGATTGAGCGTATGATTTCTGTTGACGTGAATCAGAAAAGGGGGTAAATAGAGTCGCAATGAGAAAGGAACTGACCATGAAACCGACTCCCACTCCCCACTACCTCTATCGTCCTGATCCCGACTCGACCGACTTCGTTTTGATGAACGCTGCGGGCGAGAAAATGTGCGAGGGAACCGAAAGCGATTGCATGGACTATCACCACGATTTCACGAACGTGAGGCTGATCCATGGTCTTCCTCCGGCCCCCGCCATGACCGTTGAAGAAGCGATTGCCCTGCTTGCTGATGTCACCTTGGGTGAACCGATCAAGTCCCTTGAGGATCTGAGTTACGTCCGCTTGGACGTGCTGAAAGGCCGGCGTGATTTCACCGAGGATGAATATCCGATGTCGGTTCACGAGTCGCGCCTTCAAGCGCTGGACGTGATTGGCAAGTCCCTTTCCTAACCCCAACCCCACGAACCAATGAAAACTGAATCACTACTCGCCCCCGGCACGACCGGTTACTACGGCACCTATCCCGCCACCATCGTGAGCCACTACTGTGAAAACCTCTACGTGCTCCGCCTCCCCGGTGGAACCTGCTGCACGGATCTCCCCGATTTCAAGCCGCTTCCCCCGAAGAACACGTATTACGCTTACGGGAAGGAGTCTTTGAAAAACGGGACATTCTACCGCTCGACGGGTCGGAAGCGTGAAGCGTTCGCCTGCTATAACCTCGGGGACTTCGTTGGTTTCGTGAAGGAACTCCCGGACGACTCGTTCCCGATCATCCTCGACCGTGAAACTGCCAAGGACTTCCTGCCCTATTTTCTCCGCTAACCCCACCACGACCATGAAACCTTCCACGCCCTACACCGCAGCCGCCCGCAGGAAAGCCAAGCGCATGCTCTCTCTTCTCAAGGCCGGAGCCATCCGGATTTATCCGGTAGCCAATGGCTTCGAGGTAATGACCTACGAATCCCCATCGATGTCTTACGGATCGATCGCTTTCGAATCAAGGAAGCGGGCATTCCGCCACGTCCTTTGCCGCGCGGCCAACACTGGCCACGACCTATCCCGCTTCTCAGCCATCGCGGATCGGTATTTCGATCGCTTCGGCATCCCTTCCTAATCTCCAACCCCACACAGCCAACACCATGAACACAGCCCGCCAAAACGAAATCCTCGATTCCCTCAACTTCATTGCCGCCGCACTCGATCAACCCGTGCAACACACGGGGTCGGAAACCCCTGCCGTTTGCGCGATCTTGAGGGGCGATTCTGCAATTGCCCGGAAGATGGCGCTTGCTGCCGCCTCCAAAGTCTTAAATGCCGCCACGATCAACACTGAACTCTATGGCGTCTTGAACGCCGTGCGCGTTGCCACGAAGTTTGGCAAGCCTGTCAACGAACTGCTTCCCCGCATCGAGGAAGTCTTGAAGAAAGCCGAAACCCCAGCCGCCTGAAACCATGGACACGCTCATCACCTATTCCGAAATCAACCTTGAAGGCACCAGCGCTGTCGGCGCGACCTGCGGGAAGATGTCCGCCACCGTGTGCGCCTACAAAGGCGGGAAACACGTCACGGTCCACACCACCACGCGCGGCTTGCGTTCCATCTATGGCCGGACGTTCCACGGGGGATTCCCCGAAGCCTTGGCCGGCTACAAGTCCGCGGAAATGAAAGCGATCATCGAGGCTGCCCGTGATTTGATTGCGGGCGATGTGAGCTTCGACCACACACCATCCAACATCCTGCAATTCTCAACCAACTGAAACTATGACAACTAAAATCGCAGAACAAGCTTATGCCCGTTTTTCCGGAAAGCCATCGGCCCTGAAACGCCTTCCAAAACACCACGGAACCCACGCATGGGAGGATGAATCCGGACAGCGCATCGTCGCTCTTTGGGGGCAGGAATCGATTCTGATTGGATGGAGAATCGGAGATACAACCCACTGGCTTAACCCTGAGCCGGCTGCATTGGTTGAAAGCCTTGAAGAAGTCCTGAACGGGTCAATCGATTGGTTGGAATCACTCCGCCACCACCTTACCCCGACCGGCGATGCCAAACTCAGCAAACACGTCGAAATATGCCGCATTGTGGCTAACCAAGCCCATCACTTTCTTAATCCATGAAAACCAACGCCAGATTCGCCCCGGAAGATGTCCTGACCACCCGCTCGCTGTGCGACCATGATTGCATTTACACCGCCCGCATCATTTCCAGAACCGCCAAGTCCGTTCTCGTGGACTTGGGCGGGTCTCGTGGGATCGTCCGCCGCGGTCTGCTGATCGACTCCTACACCGGTGCCGAGTATTTCTATCCCTATGGACGCTACTCGATGGCACCGAGCTTCCGCGCCAAGGAACGCGCGATTCCCGAGGTTTCGGAACCAATCGCCAACCCCACCAACATCATCCCCTTCAAAGCAGCATGAAACGCAAGAAATTGAAGCGCCTGCTCGAAGCGCAAACCGCCAAAATCACCCTGATGGAAAAGACGATCCGTGAACTCGTCTTCCAGATGCGAGAACTCACCGATGCGATCGACTCGATGGAAGGTAGTGCGCCGCATCCGACGAGACTCCGCCATAACCCGGATCAAGATCAACCATGAGTGCCAAGAAAAAGATCGCCAAGAAAAAGGGGCCAGGCCGCGGAGGCAAGCGGCCCGGATCCGGCCGCAAACCTATCGAAGGCTCGCGCCGTGCCTTGCTGTCTGTCCGTGTCTCCGATGAGGCCAAGGCCAAGGTCGAGGGCACCGCGGAAGCGCGGAGAATCACGCCGGGTGAGTTGGTGCAGGCTTGGGCTGAGAAGCTTTGACGAACAGGTTGCAGCTTGTCCGGTATCCCCATGTGTCGGGATGCTGTAACCCCGACAGCTTCGGGAAAATGAAGTGGAGCTTCTTCCCGCGTGCGCAGTGGGCGCGTTTCTTCTCGGGCAGTTGCACGAAGTGGATGCACTTCTCGCAGTTTCGGATAGGGGCTTTCATAAGTCTTCCTCGATGGCGGGTGTCAGGATCTCGAAGGCGCGCTCCGTTGGGATCAAAACGAATTGGCGACGGTCCTGCTTGTTCTCTGTTCTTTCGATCCATCCATCACGCACAAGACGGTCGATCAGTCCTGTCATGTTGGCGCGACTGCTTCCGATCCGCCGGCTGAGTTCGGACGGCCCAAGCGGGCTGTCCTCGACGAGTGCCAGGAGTGGGTGCAGCGCTGCCGGCGTGATGCCGTGCTTGCGCGCGTGGGTGAGTGCTTGGAGTGCGGTCATGGGATTGTGCTGGTTGGATATTCACGGATCATCAGGTCGTCCGGTATTGGCGGCATCGTGTTTGGGCGCATTCCGCCCATCTGCTTCATGTGGAACGCCACTCCGGCGGCCTTACACTGGTCGCGCAGGCTTCTCGCCCAATCGGGATTGAATGGTCGGAAGCCGGGACCGGACTCGCCGCCGCAGATGATCCAGTTCAGTCCGGGCCATCTGCCGTTTGCGGTGAAGTGGCAGCGGAAATGGCATGCCACGTCCACGGCTTCCAAAAGAGGTTCGCACGAGAGGAAGCGCACCATGGCCGGGATGTCCAACAGCAGCGGAATCCGTTCGTCGGCGCGCGCCTGGTCCTCGACGGTGGTGCCGATCCAGACGTTTGCAGGCGGCCTGCCGTTGACCCACTCATGCACCATATCCACACCATCGAGCAGGGCGTTTGTCATCACGCCCTCCCAATTTTCCGGACGTTTGGTAAGGAGAAGCCAATCAAGATGAGGCGTGGCTTCGATAAGTCGCAGCAGGTCGTTTTGCCACTCTTTCGGCACCTCGTCATCCAGCCAGTCCGACATAGAGGCTGAGAACACGCGCAGGCGCTTTGCTTCCTTCTCCGCTTGGCGATTCAGCTTCATCGCCGTCTTGATCGCGCCGGCCCGGTGATCCTCACGCGGCTTGCCTTTGCCCCAAATGTCCTTGCCCCATCGCTTCGAGAAGCTGTCGGCATAGCAGTTGGCGCAGCCTGGGGAGACTTTGGAACATCCCCACCAGAGATTGATTGTGGCATCGCACCACGAGATTTCAGTTGTTTCAGCCATGATTCAGGGTGTTGGTTTAGATTTTCTAAGGGCGTTCCGTGATGTGATGTATCGGCATCCGTCTTGAAACTCCACCATGCAGGAGTTGAGTTTACCGCGGCATATCACGCGCAGCATTTGGCCGCGGCGCTCCGGCAGTCGGGCTTTCCATGTCCAGACGTAGGGGAATGAAATCATGGTTTCGAGATTCCGTTTTTGAATGAGGCGAGCATGGGGATAGTGACGTTGACATGGAAGAAATCGAGGGCGGACCTGATGTGTATGCACTCACTCACCCCTTCCCGCTTCGGGGCGTATGGAATGTGTTGACCATGCCGGCGGAAGTTCGAATTGGCGCGAATTTGAAAGAAGGTGCATGTGCAGGCACCATGCCCGCCGCGCTGTGTCAGATCAACCGTGTGCGCCATGCCTGATTCAGACCGCGACTGCACCCGGTAGGTGAACGGCTCGCCCTCCACTTCCGAAACCCACGGAGCTTCGTATTCGGTCCACTTGTCGTTGGTGCGCTCTGCCTTCATGCGGAACGAAGTTTCATGGTTTCAATCGGGCTTGGCAGGCTCAGGCAGTCTTTCCGGGCGTATCCCATCGTGGTCCTAATGTCCGCGTGTCCCATAGCCTCTTGCACCCGGCGCGGGTTGTGGCCTGAATCCAACAGATCGCTGCAAAACGAATGGCGCAGGCAATGAGGAGTCACCTTGCCGGGAATGCCCGCACGTTTTGCCGCATCCTTGATTGCCCGCTGAATCACGTCTGGTCCCATGCACCAGCGGACCATTTTCTTGGTTCTTGGATGAGCGCACGGTGCAGGAGACGGAAACAGGAAGTGCCAACCGACTTCGAACTGTTTGGCTGGGTATTTCCGGTCGAGACGTCCAGGAAGTTGCACCGGTTGCAGCGCTGCAATGTCGATTTCGGCAAGGGCCGATGCGCGGGAAATCTGGCGGCGAAGCGCTGGCAACAATAATTCCGGAATCGAAACTTGGCGGTCCTTGTCCCCCTTGTCTTCATGGATTGTCAGAACCATCCGTTCCAAGTCGAAATCCTTGATGCGAAGTTCGCATCCGGATTGCACCCGCAAGCCGCACGCATAGAGCAAAGCCGCCAGCAAGCGGACGTTGTAAGTCGGAGTGTTTTTCAGGTGCTCGAACATTGCGGAGATTTCCGCCTGTGTCGGGATATAGCGTTCCTTCTGCTTCTTGCGACAGCGCAAAGCCGAAACGTCTCCAATTTCGATTTTGAGAACATGGCGGTAAAGGAACAGAAGTGCGTTGAACGCCTGATTCTGGCTGACACTCGAATAGTCCTCGTGAGCCATGGAGCTTAGGAAAACTTCCATCTTCGCTTCGGAAGTCGTCGCTGCCTTGGCCTTTTCCGTCCCGAGGAATGACAGATATTTCACGATCCATGACCGATAAGAGCGCTCTGTTGTCAGAGCAATCCGGCGGCGAGCGATCATATCGAATTTGGCGAGGGTTTCGGTTCTGGTCATAAATTTGAGGGTTTGGAATAAAACCGCGCACGCGGTTGAATCAGTGGTTAGCCGAAAAAATTGCATCGTCGATCATCGCCCGGAAGGTGATTCCGTGGTGTTGCCGTGCTGCAATGTTATTCTCCAAGCCCGGCTTGTGACGGTTCCCGCGAAGGTAGATATTGAAGGACGCGACACATTCCGGGTGAATATGGAGGTCGGTGTCAGTAGGCGCATCCCCGAGCGATTCGAGGAAGTCCATGCGTTCTTTATCGGTGATTATGTTTTTTGCGGGTGAGTCTTCTTGGAGGTCGCAGAATGCACGGCAGATTCCGGTCAGCGTTTTCCCGTTGTCGAATGCCGTTGAATCTTCGATTGCCGCTTCGCATACTACTCCATGCTTCATCAGCGCATACGCGAGTGACACGTAGCTGTGTCCTTGGAATGTTTTCCCCGGCAGGTTCTCTACAACGTCCTGAATGGCCCCATACAAGTCGGGGTCTGAGAAGAAGTAGTGCCGGTCGCCGTCTTCCGGGTCGGCCTCGTCCAGAATGACGCAGGGATTGTCCGCGAGTGCGCCGCGTAATGCGCCGACGGCTTCCCACATGTCTTCGGGAATATCGGTTTTCTTTTCGTGAGTCTGTATTTCTTTTTCCATGGGTGTTTTGCGGTTGCCCGGACCATATCGGTGGCGTCACCAACATGGTCCGGTATTATTTCATGCGGTCGGGCTGTAAGTTTTGATGCGGTTGTTCAGGATGTGCAGATACAGCGTCATGACGTTCGCCTGCATTTCCATCCGCTCTTGGTTGTCAGGACTCACTGTTCTCCACTGCTCGGGATTTTCCATGAAGTCCCTGAGTTCGTTCAGCTTGTTTTCCAAGTCACGGAACTCATCGAATACTTTGTCTAGGTATGGTTGCATTTTGGTTCTGGTTTGTTGTGGTTTCCGCGTCCCCCGAACGGCTAACAAGACGGTCGAGGCAACGGCGGGAAAGTTTATTCGTGAGGCGGCGTCTTATCTCGCCGTGCCTCACCTATTGCGTTAGCCGGAGAATGGAAGACCCACTCTCCGGCTTGGTTGGTGTTTACAGCTTCAATCCGTCCGCCGTCGGTTCAATCACCGGAGACGCGGGGTCGTAGCTGTGCGGGTATGGGTTCGGCGTTTCCCCGATGTCCTTGAGGTCCATTCCAAGCCACATGATTGCTTCTTGGAGTTTCGTCACGGCCAGCGAGCGTTCACGGCTTGCCCGTGGGTGATCCTCACTGGTGAGGACTTCGCGCTTCGTGTCACTCCCCCGCTTGATGCTTTGCAGCACGCCGTCGAGGTCTTTTCTCCATTGTTTTGTGTCCGCCGTAGCGGCTTCGGTTGGTGTCATATGCGTATTTGTTTGGTGTTTCCGCGTCCCCCGAACGGCTAACAAGTCGGTCGAGGCAACGGCGGGAAAGTTTCTAGTCGAGGTCGGGGTCCTTCGCGCCGTGCCTCACCTCTGCGTTCGGCGAAGAATAAGAGCCGTCATCTTGCTGCCAGCGGTTCTTCACCTCCAGCATGACGGGCGAGTGCGTGCGGGTTCCGTTGAGATGGTCGTTTTTCCGCCATCCGTCCTTCACTGGCTTTGTCTGCCCGACGACTCGCCAATCGGCACCTCGCAGGCTTGCGCCGGATTCGGATTGCAGCGTGTAGGTGATGAGGCGGCGACCGCCCATTGCCCGCCACGCCCGCCAGCAGGCTTGATACAGCATCGAGCAGGTTCCCTTCGGTGCGTCTTCGATGGTGCAGACGCGCAACACTTCGGCCGTCCATCCGTCCATCAGTGTCGCGGACAGCGGGTTTCCGACGATAGCCACGCCTACGAGCTTTCCATCCACGGCCACGCCAGCGGACCACTTGCCGCCGTTGCGGGCGGTGCGTCCGTTGTGGCGATGATGGGCGGCCACGAAATCATTGGCTTTGCGCAGAGTCATTGGCACCAGATAGGGCTTGCCGGGAGCAGTGTCGTCGCACACCAACGCCGAACCAGGCGCTGCATGGAACGCCGAGGAGCGTCCATCTTGAATCGGAGTGAATAGGTCGGCGTCCATGAGCTTATGCGTTCTCCGGATTCTCTTTGCGCAGATTTTGGAATGCTTCGAGGGTGTCGATGGCTTTGCACAGATCGTCCCGCAGTTGTTTTGCGGTATGCAGATCGAGGCCGTGCCAGCAGTGCGGATTATCCATGTCGCCAGTCGGCACGCGGATTTCCACCGCGTCTTGACCGAGTCGAAATCTAGCGGAATAAGACGGAGAACAAGCCGTCGCATCCGATGGCCCTGACGCTGTTCTTTCGCGGTCGCACCGCTCGCAGTCGCCTTTGTGGTCGGTCGGGCCGTGACACCGTATGCAGCCTTTCATGGTTTCGTTCCTTTCTCGTCCACGGATGGACTTTTTGCGTTAGCCTCAGAATGCGCTAAGCGGATAATCGCAGCCAGCGCGGCCACAATGTCCTTCCGGGTGTCTATATCGACCTTTTGGATTTCCCATTTGATCCCGCGCCTGTCGTTCATGTCGGCCATTATTCCACGGGCGGCACGATGTGCCCAGTCGGCGGGCTTTAGGTCCGCTCCAGGGTTGGTGTCTTCGTCGATTTCGTAGGGGTAATCGTCCGAGAATTTTAAGGCTATTTGTGCGTCGGTCATAATTCAAAGAAGGCTAACAAGGGAGTCATGGCAACGGGAACTAGCCGTTGTCGCGGTTTGGTGATTCTGAGTCCTGCGCGGCTAGTTCCCGCGCCATACCCCCAGCGTTATGCCAAAAATAATCCCTCGCGTTCGATGCGGTCGAGTTGACCTAGATCCGCAGCGGACAGGTCGTAGTTTTTCCCGTTTCGGCGGAACGTCATCGACCCGAACTGGCCAATCGGCATCCAGCCTTTCGGGATTAGATCATTGATAATTGCGAGGTATCTTTCGGCAGTCATTGGCGTTGGTTTCATAGTCGTTTGGTAATTCGGAAGAGGCATAACAAGGGAGTGATGGCAATCGGGTTAAGGCTTTTCATTGGCTGACGATGGCGATCCATCGGCTCCCGCTGCCATACCTATTGCGTTGTGCCAAGAAAGCCCCAAGCGTGCGATTTCTCGCATGCACCCAAGATCTTTCCCCCAGTCACCGGTCGATTCCGCCGTTGCGAGTTTTCGAAGCGCGGACTGCATTTGCGTGCGGTCGATAGACATGAGCGTTTCGGCGGGGCGTTGGTTCCATTTTTCGATAGCTTCGGGGCTGGTGGCGGCAGCAGGCCCGATTCCGCGGCACAGGTCGCAAGACACGCTCAGTCGGATGCACTCCAGCACTCGCACTCCTTCATAGCCGCAAAACGGACACGGAAGAGGCACAACAAGTCGCTCCTGGACAACCGCCGGGACGCTCGTGGTTTGGACGGTTTCCGCCGCCTCGGTGTTTGGTTCTTGTTTCATAGATTTGTGTGCCGTCTCCGGCGGTGCCAGAGCTCTGCGTTGACTGGAAGAAACTCAGCCAGTTTGGCCCGCGCCGCTTCGAGTTCGTTGGCAAGCTCGGTGAGTGTCCGCATCCGCACGCACGGCCACCCATCCGGAACGTGCTCGATTTCGAGCGTTCTCACCTCATGGATCAACTGTTGCCAGCGTGGCTTCGGGGGCTGTTTCTTGGCGCGCGGCTTGCGCGTTTTCTTTGGGTTTTCGCTTGCGGGCTTGCGCGATTGAACCAGTGGCTTGCCTTGGCCTGCGGCGATTTCCTCGCGCGTGATCCATACATGCCCCCAATCTTCGCGGTGGGGTTTCACTTTCACCAAACCTTGCTTCGGAGCGTTTGCCACCATCACGCCGGTCGCGCGGAGCTTTCTGCCCTCCCTCAAATATGTCACCGTCTGTTTCATGCCATGCAAAGGGTTGATCCCACCGATGGGGCACTCCCACACCGGTTAATGCTTGATGCTCCATCGGTGGGGGTTTCCTCGGTTCCGGCCACCCGTCCGGTCGGGGAGAATGCTTCGAGTCGCTTGCGCAGTCCGGTAAGTTCCAACTGGTGCGCAGCCTCAAGATCCAAGCTGGCTGGATCGCCGTTTTTCCAGTTGTATTGCCTGGATTTTTGAATAGCGGATAGTTTGGTTAGAAGATCGTAGAGTTCCGGATTCATGTCATTTTGTGGGTTGGGTATGGGTAAATCGTTGGTAACTGCCTTCGAGGTAGAGCGGTAGCAGGTCGTTTCTCACTCCGTTGCGGAGCTTCATCACCTTGATGCCGTCCTCGACGATCCAGAGCGCCGCGTCCGCATCCTGTTCGATAGCGCGGGACTCGCGCGATTGTCCGGCCTCGTTGAGTTGGGTGGCGGAGATGACCGGGCATTGCAGTTCCTTGGCGAGTTGCTTCAATCCGCCCGACACGCGCGCTACTTCCTCCTCGCGGGATTCTCCACGCTGCCGGTTGCCGCGGATAAGTTGCAAGTAATCGACCACGACGAGAGAAAGCGAGCCGTGCGCGTCGCGCAGCCTGACAGCCTCGTTGAGGATGCTGTCGGTCGTCTGGTTGGCGCTGTCGTCGATCCAGAGCGGCGCGGCCGCAATCTGCCCCACAGCGTTGCGGATATGGATCAGGTCCAGATTCGCTTCCAGCTTCTTCGGCTGCGTGATCTTCGAATAATCCACCTTGCCCATCGTGGAAACCATCCGGCCAATGATTTCATGGCGCATCATTTCCAGGCTGAAAACCGCCACCGGTTCCGCTCGATGCAAGAAGGCGCAGGCGATTTGTAGCATCAGGACCGACTTGCCGCGGGATGGCTTGCCGCCAATCACCCAAAACTCTCCCGGTTTCATCCCTCCGGAAACGAAATCAATCGGTTGTATCCCGGTCGATGCGCCGGGGATGGGGCCGGCATCCATCGCGGCCTGTGTGCGGGCCAGAAACTCTTCGGTCGCCGCCTTGCTTCCCACACTCCGCCGCGGCCCTCTCACGGCATCCCTGAGCGCAGCCAAGGCGCTTTCCGTCTCGCGGATCGCCTCGTCGCTGTCCTCGGCCTCAGTCAGTTTTTGGGCGCGCAGAATCGCCAGGCGCATCGCATAGGTCTCGCGGAGTTGCTGGCAATAGATCGTCCAGCCTTGGCCATTGCCCACCGCATAGGTGTAGATTTCCGATACTACGGAGGCTCCGCCTATCCGGTCGAGCACGCCGGCAAGGCTCATCCCTTGAATGAAGGCGGTCAGGTCGAATCCGCCGTGTTCCTTGTGATGCGCCACAAGCGCCGTGAAAATGTGCCCGTGAAGGTGGAACATTTCGGCCCGCAACCCTTCACCGAGTGCGCGGCGCATGAAGGTCTCGGGTTGATCCATCATCAGGGACAGGATGGCTTTTTCGGCCATCGGTGCATGCGGCAGAGCTTGGACGGTATCGGTCATAGGGTCAAAGGGTCACGTCGTTGCTGGTCAGTTCGCGGCGCTTCGGAGACGATCCGCTTTGCCCGTTGGCAGGCGATTGGTTGCTTCGCCATGACTTCGCCGCCGCAAGGTCATGCTGCCAGTTGCGCACCGGGCGGGCGTGTCCGTTGGTGCCGTGAATCATCCACTCGTCACGGGTCCGGTTGGCAAACCATGTCTCGACGGTCTCGGGCAGGACTCCAATGGTGGCTCCGTAGCTCAATGCTTCTGCCAAGGTGGGTCTTCGACTCCCGTTTGGCTTTGAGGGAGTATCCGGTTCATCGTCTGCCCACGAACCATCAGCCACGCGGGTTTTATCTATATCTCTAAGAGAAGATGAAGATGAAGATAGAAGAGCATCGGTTTCGCATGTGCTAGAAGGATGCACCGTTGATGCTAGTGCATCGTCGGCATTTTCCTTTTTCCACCGCTTTTGTGCGTTCTTAGCCCTTGATTCTCTGAAACTTGTCTGTTTTTCGCGCTCTTTTTCGAGGCGCGTATTTCTCAAAAAACCATCATCGCAAATCGCAAACTTGTGCATCACCATTTCGCTCGGAATCTTTCGGGAATTGATGAGTTTTTTGATCGTTTTCCGATCATTTGGCAGCGATCCGCGTTCCCATTGGAGCGCCAGCATCTTGATGTAGATGCCGATTTCCTCGTCAGACATGCCCATCACACCGATCAGGAAATCGGCGGCGTAAAACTGGAAAGCGGGTGATTTCATAGTTGGAAATTCGGAGTGTGATTTGGGCGCAAAAAACCCCTCCGACAGCCCGCCACGTTGAGACCCGCGGACATGATAAACGCGGCGTGGCAGGCTATCGGAAGGGTGTTTCGGTTCAATCTTCATGTAATCGATTCCGGCCGGTCTCAAGCGGCGTGGTCGGAACTGGTGGGATAGTGTCATGGAAATGGGGTCTCGATAACGGGCGCAGCGGAGGAATCAGAACGGGGCGTTGTATCGTTCCAGAAATGAGAGCAGGTCCGGCAGGGGCTTGCGGCAGCGTGGAGGCACCACCCAGGGGACGATGCAGCCAAGTGACAGAGCCTCCTCACGGGACAGCGAGCGGGCATCTCCGGCCTCGTAGAAGCGCCAGAAGCTCATCTTCTCATTCACCGGCACCGCCACCGTCATGCCGGGGTCCGTCTTGCTCATCAGGCGACGTTCCGCAAAGTGGATCATCAGGAAGGACAACGCGCCCATGCGGGCGCATCGCGCCATGTGGGAATACTGCCGGTCGCGGAAGTGGTCGGATGCCAGCGGAAACGAAGCGCCTGCCGCGCACTTCGCCTCGATGTTGAATTGCCGCCCGCCGGCCAGCACACCCCCAAAGTCTGGAAGCGAACTGAGAAGGATCGTTTTCCCTCCGAACGTGGTTCCCTGCACGCCGTAGCGAAACAGGATCATCGTTCCGCTGGCTTCCTCGCGCTTCGCAGCGTCGAGGATCAGCGTTTCGAGTTCTTTTCCTTTCAGGGATGGCGGGACCATGGCGGGCGGCAAAGAGGTTCAGCCATCGGTTCCGAACAGGGATGCTCCCTTGTCCGCGGTCGCCTGCAAGGCGGCCTTGGCCTCGTCGAAGTTGAGAAGTTGCTGACTCCGCTCGCCGTTCGCGTAGCGCTCGGCTTGCTTGATCGCGTCGAAGATCAATTTCAGATGCTTCTTGTCCGCAACGTCGATCTGGCCGGACTCACCATCGGCAGGCTTGTCCACCTGTACCATGGGCGTGTCGAACTTCCACAGGAAGTCTTTCCGGCATTCGAGTTGGCGCGTGCATTTGAATCGCACGGACCGGGTGCCCGCCTTGGTGTAGCTGATGGCGATCCGGGTGATGTTCATGCCATCCGCCCAGCCTGGTTCCGTCTCGATGATCTCGCAGATCACAGGCGCGAGTTTGGCGAACGCCGTTTGAAGTTCCGGCAAGGGAGCCTCGTGGGCGGTGATTCGGCGCTCTTCGGTCGCCACGGTGTCATCGTCATTGTCCGGATTGAGGACGATGCCGAAGTTGATGGCCTTGCGGCCTATGGATAGGAATCGTAACTCCATGGTAGTCGGTGTTTTCTATTGGTTGTTGGTTTCGGTTCAGATGAGAGCGATGGGCGGCCATTTCATGCGGTGCCAGCGGCGCTTGTGTTTCTCGCGTCGTTGGTGCCTGGCCTCGCGGTGATCTTCGAGCATGCGCTGGTGACGAGCGTGGCGGCTTTCGAGGGACTTTAACTGTTGTTCGATTTCGGGTGTCATGCTGCTTGTTTCCTTTCGTTCCAGAGTTGCGCCATGCGGGACTTCACTTCGGCATACTGCTTGCACAGGTCGCGCAGGGACATTTCGAGTTGGTCGGTGAAGGTCGATCGCCGGACCTCGACGTGCAGCGGAGGAATATTGCCATGCTCCCACTCTGCCACCGTCCACGCCTCGCGCGTCTTGATCCATTCCGTGACTCGCGGGCAGAACGAGAAGAAGTCCCAGCGGTCCACGTTGGCGAGTCCCATCGACATGTGAACCTGGAACTTGTGCTCTTCCGGAAGTCCACCTTCCAGAAGCCACTTCACTTGCGTTGCCGCAGACGGTCCCTTGATTTCGACCCCGTGCCGGATTGTCTGACCGTCATAGATCAAACCGTCCGGCGAGCAACCAAGTGGCAGGTTGTCATGCGCGATGAATCCCACTTCCACGACTTCCACACCCAACAGGCGGGCGTATTCCTCGCGGGCGATGGGTTCCAAGGCCGTTCCACGCTTCATGGCATCGTTTGGGAAGTTCTCTTCCAGTTCCCCAGCCAGTTCACCGATTTTCTTGCAGATCAGTTTCAGACGGGCGGTTTCAGCCACCTTGCCGGTGTTGAGCAGGAAGGGACCGACTTCGGATGCGGTGATCCGGCCATTGCGGGCCGCCCACCATTCGGGTGTGTATTGGTCAAATGTGTGGATTTGCATGGTATTCGAGGTGTTCTTGTTTCATTCGCTTGAGGTTTCTCAGGAGAGTTTCGATCCGGCAGATGGAGTGATCGAAAATCTCTTCGAGGTCGGCACCTTCGGCCAGTCGGCCGGTGGCTCCGGTTTCGGGGAAATCGATGGAGATGGCGCGCATCTTACCGGTCCCGCTGAATCGTCCGTTTTCGCTTCGGCCGTCATAATGGAAGATGCCGGTTTGCTGGATTGTAACAATCATGCGGTCTTGTTGGATCATGTGTCACTCCTTTCCCTGATGGCTTCGGCTAAGTTGTTGATAGCGTCTGCCACGGCAACTAGACCCGCGGTTTGGCCCATCATCGCCTCGACCACGCAATCAACATGGCCACCCGTTGCGTCTGTTCCAGGTGCGGCGGCGGGCTTTATGACAGCGGCAAGACCGTCAATCGCCTTGGCAATTATTTGTCCGTCAGTCATGGATTACCCCCTTTCAACGTGTCGTTGAGAAGTTCGAGGTTCATGGAGATTTCCCCGAGCAAGCGGACTTGCTCGTGTCCTATCATGTTCCGCTCGCTCAAGAGTTGATGAGCTTCATCGTTGTGCGCCTTGGCGTTCTTCCTGCCGGTTTGCAGGCTGCCCAGCACGACGATCAGGAACGCCCATGATCCGAGCGAGCCGATGGCAATGCCCATCCATAGATCGGCGCTCATGCGTTCGGTTCTCCTTTCCGTTGAATCCCATGGCCGGCGACCATCGCATCATTCATGCTCCGGCCATTCCTGCCCTTGTCGCGCAGCATCAGCTTCGCCTTGTGGAGCTTGCCCATCATCGAGCCTCGCTCGATCAACGCCAGCTTGCGCGCGGCTCGAAGCTGGATGCGTCTCACCCGTGGATTTTTCGAAAGCTGGGGTTTCATGCTACGGCCCCTCCTTCCTCCATCAGGTCCGCGCCGGTGTCGGCTTCCGGGTCTTCCTTCTCTGCCGGTTTTTCCTTCGGCGGAAGGATTTCCAAGCGGGCCTTGTAGATCGTGTGCAGTTGCTCGTCGGACGTGTCCGCCAGCGTCTTGCCCTCGGGGATCAGTCCGGCCTTGCGGAAACGTGCTTCCGCGGTGGCCGGGGAAACCTCGGCATCGCGGCAAGCGTCCTTGAGTGCCTGATACATCTCCTTGCGCGGCGGGATCACTTCCACTGGTTCGGCGGGCGTTTCCTCCGCGGTGGGGGCGGGCTTGCCCTTGGCTTTCGTCTTGGCCGCCGGTTTCACTTCATCAGCGTTCACTTCTGACGCGGTGCGCGAGTCGGGAATATCCGAAAACGGATTCGACATTGGCGCGGATTGGGCAACGGGAGTCACGTTGCGCATTTCCGGCAAATCAACCAGTTCCTCACTGGTCTGCATGCCAAGCGTGATGTCAGGAGCGTAGATGCGGGCGAAGAACGCGGCGGCGCGGTAGCGTAGCATCAACTCCGGCATTGTGATCCACTTGCTGCCAGCCTTCGTGCTCCACCCCTCCGCCTTGGCCATCGCCATCGTGATTTCCGGTCCTTCCACAGATTCACCCGATGAAAGGACGGTGGTGTGTGCCACGCAGGCGCGGGTTGCGCCCTCGCCGGTCATGCGGAATTGCAGCGGAGCGAAACGACCGCTGGCGTTCACCATGGCAATCAGGAAGGTGGCGCGGAATGATGGTCTGCCATGAATCACGTCGATGTTTTGCAGGACCATGAACGGGTCCGCGCCAAGGCGCTTTGCGATGTTCAAGCCGATGGCGCAGTTTGCCATGTTCCCCTGAAACTCTTTGGGGACAAGGGTGGACGAGCACAGGAGTTTTGCCTGTCTCTGCACAAGCTCGAAAGCTTGCGATTCGGTGCTGATGGATAATTCGGTTGTCATGTCTTTTTGGTTGGAGAGTGTGCCGGTGGCGGCTTGCCTTACTCGATTCCCACGCACCGGCGTATGGGGAGCCTCGGCGGGGTAGGTGTTATGATTCGTCGTCGAAGTTTTGAATTTTGGAATATGACGCGAGAACTTCCGTAAGAGCCGAGGCAGGAGCGTTCTCATTGCCTCTCATTTTTAATGAGATGAGCATGGAAACATCAGATTGCAGATGAAGCACGGATTCCCACAAAAGATCCTCTTTAGAAAGGGTCCGGTATTGTTCCAGATAGAACTGTTTAACCTCTTTATATCTGGCATAGCGCTCTTGCTCTTCGGCTTGAAGTTTTATCAACTTCATTTCCGCTGCGGCGCGTTGTTCCGGTGTAAGAGCATTGGATATATCATCCGGTTCAGTCCGTTTTTTGAAGAATCTAAACATGGTTTTATCGAGTTGACACCTTCGCCTTTTGCGTGATTTTCAGGCCGGGAATGGCAGGCGTGTTGCCATCCGCAGATTGCCGCTTGATGGCGTCCAGCACTTCCGAGCGCTTGGCTTCCATCTTCACCAGTGAGGGGTTGAATCGATACAAGGCATCGACGTCCTCGACCTCGAAGTCATATTCAAACTTCACCCCTTCCACCTTGGCCGGCACGATGGCGACGACCTGCACGATGTCGGAAACTTTCTCTGCCACTTCCGCGGCCAGTCGGTTCTTTTCCTCCGCCTCCTTGAGCGCCGCGGCAGCCTTGGCTTCCTCTTCCGGCGTGGTGGCTTCCCATTCCGCTTTCTCGGCGGCGATGCGCGCGGCCTCGGCTTCACGCTCGGCCTTGATCCTGGCTTCCTCCGCATCCCGGCGCGCTTTCTCTTCCGCCTGCCGCTTCTCTTCGAGTTCGCGCATCACCTTGCGGCGCTCGGCTTCCACCAGTTCCGCATAATCGCCTATCAACTTGTTGAGTCGGTTTTCCTCGGCCTCAATCTCGGCAAGGAACTCTTTCGCCCTCGCGTCGATCGTGCGGCCAATATCCAGCACGGGTTTCTTGATGGCTTCGCGGCACTTTCCTACTGCGATGCGGACATTCGCTAGACTCTTGAGAGCCTGGCTGGCGGTTTCTTTTTCGTCGGGTCCGGAAACCCGCGTGATGGTCGCGGCACTTTGCAGCAACTCCGCCTTAATTTGTTTGGCTTCTGGCGCTATGGCCAATTCAAAGCCATTTCCAGATAGCACTAATGGTTCAGTTTTCATGTGATTATGCAGTTGCGGCAAATTCTCCGTGGAGTTCCTTGCGCTTACGATCAGCCCAAACGGCAGCATCTTGAATGTTGTTGAATAGTTGACGAATTACCTTCTTGTTCGCCTTGATTTGCGCACACCACTTCTTAGACGGCTTGTGCCAATAGATTCCCCGGTGTCCGGTTCTGTTGTCTTTGCGTATCTTGGTGTTGCAATTGTTTTGCGAAATAGTTGCCACCCGCAAATTGACAATCCTGTTATCAGATTTATTCCTATTGATGTGGTCCAGGTATTGGGGGGGTATTTGGTCATAATGTAGCGCCCACGCCACACGATGCGCCTTATAAAGATTACCTTGGAATCTTACCGCAACATATCCTTTACTATTAACGAATTGAATAGGTTTTCCGCGATAAAAGGAATTTACACCTATATCCTTCCACCGAAGAAGACCCGATTCGGAATCATAAACGATGCGCTCGCGCATATCGGCTATAAGCTGTTTCGTGAAAGGTAAGGTTTTCATGGTTGGGAAAATCACAGTCTCGGGCGGATGCCGCGGCGCATTTCGTATTGCTCTTCATCCGCTGCCAGTGCGCAGAGCCGGATGCACTCACGTCCTCGGCAGATGCCCAGCACCAGGGCGACGGTGGCCGCCACAACCAAGGACGCGCCCCCCGGCACATTCCCTGACTGGAAAGCCACCATCGCCCATGCCGCCGCAGCGCAATGCCCGGAGATCATCAATAACGCCAGTAGCAGTTCATGCCGCGCGTTCCTGTAAATCTTTTCTGATCTTTTCATGCTATATGTGTCCAGTGTTTGCCAGTGATTACTCTGCTTTTCCCAAAATCGAGCGATGTCTTTGCTTTTCATAGATTCAACTGAGCCAGATATGATTGCGGACCGCCCACAGGGAGAGCCAGCGGCCCTCCCGCACCAGCAACACGCTGCGGTCGCTGAGAAGTTCCTTGCGCCAGTGCGCCAGCGCCTCCGCCTCTTCGGCGTGATATTCCGCGATGGGTTCATACCCGAGCGGAACCTCGGACATAGGGATGATATGAGGATCGGTCTCATCGGTCATAGGTTTCCGGTTGCCATCAGTTCGGAGAGTTGGGCGCGCAGGCGGTCGCAGCGGCGCAGGCAGCGGCGGAAGCGGTGCAGCAGCCGCGAGCCTTCCGGGTGGCAGGGATGCGCCCTTTCGGCCCGCAGCTTCGCCCATGCGATTTCCATTTGAACCACTGCCGCATCGTAGGCGTGCGTCACGCGCATGAGGTTCAGCGCTCGCCCTCCGCGTCCTCCTCGATCCTGCGCTTGAACTCCCGCTTCACCGCTTGCGTCCGTTCCTCCCACCATGAGGCGGCCCAGCCTTCCTCCGGCCGGTTGGAAGTCAGGAACTCCAACACCGCTTCCAGAGCGGCATCCGAGTAGGTCATCAGATGCCTCGACACTTCCGGATTGTTCGTGTTCATGGTCGGCAGGTTCATCCGCGCACACGTAACAGCCCCGGTTCGGAAACCGGCTGCCGCAGCGTGAGCATGGAGTGTGGTTGAGGATCATGGCTTTCAGTAGGTCAGAACCATGTCGGGTGAAGCCTTCGCGGCCGGAGTCGCCTTGGCCGCCCGCTTTGCCAGCGCCCGCTTCACGGCCGGCAGGTCGAAACGGAGAATCTGCCCTTCGCGGATGGCCGCCGGGATCACTCCATCAGCCAGCCAGTATTTCACCGTGCGCTTGCTCACTTGCAGCGCATCGGCCAGTTCTTCGGCAGTCAGCAACTTCTCGCTCATGCGGTCGGGCTGGCTTGGTTCATGTTGAGCATGCGGCGCGAGGCTTCTGCCACCACCTTGCCAAGCAATTCCGGCAGGGTGATTCCGTCACGTATTGCGGCTTGCCGGAGTGCGGCGTGTTCCGCTTCGGAAAGGTCTCGGAGATCAACCGCAGAGAGTCGAAGAGCGCCCCCGCCAAGATGCGGAACCGGGCTTGATTCAGGTTCGTGCAAGTTCGTCATGCGGGGAACGTGCGATAAAATAACGCCTAGTCAATGCAAAAATATCACAATTTCGAAAAAAGTGTTGGATTTTATCACGCAGGCGTTAGTTTTCGCCCGTGATCCCTTTTGAGGAAATTGACCAACGACTTGACGCTCTGAAACTTGGCCGCAAATGGTTGGCCGAAGTAACGGGCCGTTCCCCTGGATCAATTCGTGCCGCCTTGGCTCCGAATGCGGTTCCTAAACAACGCACCTACTTGTTGCAGAAGGCTCTTTCGGATGCCATTCAGGCAGAGGAATCCAGACGCAGCAGCATCCCACCGGGATACAACGAAATTTTCATCACGGATGAGGAAATCAATCTTGCGGACCAAGCAAGTCGCGCCGCTGGGTCTCCCTCACTCGCGGCTTTCTGTCACGACGCGATCCTAGAGAAAGCGCGGGAACTGCTTGCAGAACAGTCAAAGATCACGGCCCTTCCGGCTCCGGAAACGCAGCCGAAACCCTTGGAAGGGCAAGCCTGATCCCCTTTCTCAAGTGCCGTTTCTGCCCCTCCCGCTGGAAATCGTGGCATCAGTGAATCACTCCACGATCCGCACGACCGGAGCGTTTCGAATTTTCTCGAAAGCCGCATCATTCCCTTTGGCTTTCATCGTCGATTCGATGTCGCCATACCGGACCGGGCGCATGCCATGAAGCTGCCACACGATCACCACGAGCAGCACGCACGCGAGACTTGCTATCACTTGCAGGTATCTCATGCCGCACCCCTACCACAGTGCGGGCCGGAAATAAACCCAAATCCGCCAAGTGGCGATATGGTGGCGATTTCACCCGTCTCCCTTGCAAACCATTGATTTTCAATCGACGAAATGCCATTTGTAATGATCAGGTCGTCAGTTCAAATCTGACAGTCGGCTCGGTTTTTCCTTGATTTTGCGTGCGGACGGATGCACGCAAATGCAAGCCGATATTCCGCCAAGTGGCGATTGTGGCGACATCCCCCATGGCTCGCACCCCTCAATTCCATGCCATCGAAACGCCCCGCGGGTGGATGGTCTCGATCCCCAAGGACATGACCGCCACCGGCAAGCGCCGGCGGAAATACTTTACGGGTAAGACCGCGGCCGAGAAATTCGCGGCCAGTCTGCGGCAGAATCACAAGACCGGCATGCGCGGGGGGATGATCCCGGTTGCCCTCGCCAACCAAGCACAGGAGGCGGCGCGCATCCTCGAAGGCTCCGGTGTCTCGATCGTCGAGGCGGCTCGCCTGGCAGTCGCCAGAATCGCCACTACCGCCAGCAAGGAGACGTTTCGGGAACGCTACGCACGGGCGATGCTTTGGGGGGAGATGCACTGGCGCGACGTGTATCGCAACGACATGGAGAAGCTGCCGCGGTGGGTGCCGTCACTGATGCCGCTGGCCTGCGGGGTGATCGACCGTGAACGCATCGAGGAGGCGTTGCAGGAAAACAGAACGCTGTCCCGCTCGACGATCGATATGCGCGCGGCGCGGGTGCTGGCAATTATCGGCTTCCGAGAACGTCACCGAAAATCCACCACGATTCACATTCTCACGCCCGACCAGCAAAAGGCGGTTCTTGCCGCCTGTCAGGGCGCTGACGAGCGCCGCGCCATCGCTCTGCTACTGTATGCCGGAATCCGTCCGGACGCTGAGACGGGGGAAATCTCGCGCTTGCTTTGGCAGAACGTCGGCAAGGCGGAAATCTATGTGCCGCAGGATGCCAGCAAGACGGGCGCGGATCGCCTGATTCCGATCAAGCCGGTGTTGCGCCGCGAGTTGAAAGACCATCCGAAGTCCGGTCCGGTGGCTCCGGCAAACTGGAAACGTCGCTGGGCGAGGATTCGCAAGACGGCCGGCATCGGCCACATGAACGATGTCTTGCGCCACACGTTCGCCAGCCACTATCTCGCGGCGTTTGGGGAGGATGCCGCCAAGCAGGCGCTCGGGCATGCGGCGGGATCCTCGACCTTGTTCCGCCACTACCGGCGGGCGGTGAACGAGGCGCAGGGTAAGGCGTTCTTCAAATAGCCGCTCAGAGCATAGGCTTGGAAAGCCAGTTCATAATGTCACCGAAATAGGTGTTGCGCCATGTGGGAGCATTGTCCGTGAAGCTCGACGCGGCGGCTCTGCGTTTTTTCAGTCGTTCGTTGGCTTCGCGGATTCGTTGCGAAGACATATCGGGCTTGCGTGCTTCGGGATAAGTGAAACTTGCTCCGGTTGGTTCCATCCAAGCCCGCTTCTTGGGTTGTGGTTTCGCTGCGGTCGGTGGTGCTGGTGGCGGCGCGGGCGGTGGTGTCCCGCCAATGGAAATAGGATTAGCGACAGGAGGAACGGAGAAATCCATTGTCGGCACGGTAGCCGCCACGGGTTTGGATTTTTCCGGTAGGCCGGCCACGGATTCAAACGTGCGGCGTGAACCGGAAGCTGGAGACATGGGTTTTGCTTGAGGCATCGAGGCAACCTGATTCCACGATCGCTGTCTTTTCTGCTGTTTTTCAGCGTCCGAGCGTTTGAAGTAATCCGCTGCCGCCCCGGCAACTCCCATCTTGGCAATGTTAGCCTCGGCAAGAGCTTTGCCCGTAGGTGCTGTTGCCATCGCGGGCATGGCCGATTGCGGGCGCATCACCATGCTTCCTGCCGGAGTGGTAGGCTTAGCTGCGGCGATGGATGCGGGAGCTTGTGGCACCTTGCTCCATGCGCGATCGTATTGGCTGCGGGTGACACCGAGACCGGCGGCGCGCTTGGCTATGTCCGGCGATGCCGCGCCACTGCCGGCGCTCTTCATGTCCGCGAAGAGTTGCTGGCGCTGGGCGAGGTTCTGCGGTCCTTTGCCGAAAGCGCCGGTGGCGGCGAGTTCCTTGCGCTTGCGCTTTTCGTTTGCGACACCGAAATCCGTAGGAGGTCCGGACGATTGCATGGCGGCCAGTCGGTCGAGACCAGGGGTGGCGGGCCGGCCAAGGCTGCCGCCTCCCGCTACCGCAGGACGCATGCCGCCGCCCGGTCCCATGGGCGACGTGCTCCACGAGCGGTTTGCGGTGCCGATGCGCTGGCCTTCCGGAGTGATGCCGCCCACGACCTGTCCCGAAGTGTCGCGGCGGATGTTGCGGAGACCGGCCGCCACGGCGGGATCACTTTGCGGGCGGGTGTCGATCCGGGTTTTGTTCCGGTTGTGGGAGTTCTCGTAAGGTCCGATGCGCATGGTGGGAAAGTATCAAGAACGGGCGGATCCGGTAACGGGCGCAGCGGGTTTGCCGCAACCCTTGCATGGCAGGATGATTTTCTGGCCTTCGTAAATCGGTCCGTCTGTCTCACCCTTGATCCGGAATCTCATTTTGGCCGCCCGATCCTTGGGGGGATACTTCTTGGCGGAAACTCGCTTGATGGGCGTGGAATCAGGGAGAAGGGATTTCATAGGCTTCTCCCGTCACTTGTGGCTTGTTTCCGAATTGAGGCGAGCGGTAACACTCGAAGCGGATGTTGACGACTCGGTTTTCTCCGGGCGCAGTGGGAACAGGCAGATCATACCATCCGCTTTTCCATGTTGCCAAATCGTCTGGATCTCCGGGGCCAGCCCATGTCCATGTCTGGTCGGTTGAGATCACTACCGGATCAGGGGCATCCGGGTCTGGAATCTGCGGAACTGGCGGCCACCCTCCTTCCGGCTCTTCCTCGGGCGGCTCGTAGTCCGGATCGTCAATCATCGCGTCGTGACCAACAGGAAAAAAAACCACATCCCAAGTGATCTTGAAATAGCTGCCCTCCCAGCGCACATCCACCTGATGGTCTGCCCACCATGCGTCTTCCCATTGCTCTTCCGTCTGACCTTCTGGCAGCGGATCGGGAGGGTCTGGCAGTTCGGCATCCGGGTCGTTTTTGGTTCCGACTACGGGAATCACCCAGCGAAAGCGTGAAGAAGTTTTGGAAAGAATGGCGACATCAGTCACTTCTTCCGGTTCGGTCGCCTGATAATCCGAAACGCACAAAACTCCTTTACAGGCAGCGTCCACACCGGGCATTTCCGCGTCCAGCAGGGCCGAAACTTCGGCCAGCCACGCGGCATAAGTTTGCGGCTCGAAGTATCCCTCTTCTTCGGTTATTCCCCCTTCGTTGTAAAGTGAACTCAAGGGGCTGGAAGGCGAGCAAACATAATACACCAATGATCCCGTGCCGGGTGTCGATGGCCCCGTTCCTCCACCACCGGCATCAAGCCACGCTTGAACCACCTCGTTGTCGGGTGGATCAGCAGGGCTAGTACCATCGTCAGACTTATATCCAAAGGAATGAGCAAAAATCGTGGTTTCGTCGGTGATTTTCCAGCAGCAATCTCCGTAGAATTGTTCTGGTTGCGCTTCTGGTTCGTCCCCCGGAAGCGGAGGCTCAACGTCTGGAAAATCTTCCGTGTTGCGATCTGGATCTTCAGCCAGCCAGTTGTCGCGATTGGTTTCCCATGTCGTGTAAGCGTCCACCGAATCTTGCCACGCATCATGCGCTACCTGCCACCCGTCTGCATCAGTGTAAATTGCAACCCAAGCTGTGTACTCGACTGTCTCAAGTCCAGCGGCAGGAGAAATTGTAGTGACAATCTCGGAACTTTTACCGTGGACGTAGTTGAACTCTGTGCCGTCAGGACTCCATACTTTTTCCTCGAAATAGGAAACCGTTGATTCGCCCGAGGCTTCACAAAGAAACTCCGAAGTATTGGGCCAACTTGGGCAATCTACACCCACCCCAATTCCTCCGGTGTAAAGATGCTCAAAGTAGGTGCCTACAAACTCAGAACCGTAAGAATTCCATGACCGAACAAGAATGCTTGGAGTTTCGGCGGGCGGCACGCGAGGTATCCCGTCAGCGAAAACCGTGCCGGAATTCAACAACGTGTATTGGGTGCCCTGCTTTTTGTATCTCTTCCACACCGTGTCCGCGGGATCGCGGTGGCCTTGGGAGGTGATATATCCGCTGATGCTCTCGCACTCCCTCGTCGGCACCGGGCACTCAGGCATCAAGCAGCATTCGCAAGACCCGATTGCCTCATTCCAATCGTCCAGTGTTTCGATAGTTGGACGATAGGCACTCATGTTCCGGAGTAAGGCGGAGTGATGCAAAGACTGATGACACGGTTTCCCGCTCGCGCAGGCATGAATCCGGTCACGTTTGCCCCTTCGCCCACAAAGACGCCCAGGGACACATTACACGTTCCCGCGGATGCGGTTGTCTCGCCGGTCACGGCTGGGTAAGTGTCGCCAGGAGGCACGCCAATCACCGGAGTCCCAACGGAAGTAATCACGAATCCCGGCAGCGCCACCCTGTCAACCACGGTGAATTTCCCGCTGACGGGCACATACAAATGGTCATCGACGTTTGCCGACTGCCAATCTTCCAGACTCAGATCGTAGAGTTTTAAATCCGTGGTGTCCACGGGTTCGCCATTGATCGTTCCGCCTTGTAGATGGATGTCTCCGGCATTGGTCCCATCCGGCACGGTGTAGAAAGCGAAAAACGCTCCATTGATTTCAGCCGGCGTGGTGGTTCCTGCGGAGCCTCTCCGACTGCCCGGTGTCACCGGAAAGACGATCTCCGATTGGCTTGATCCTATGTTCAGATGCGGATTGGTGACGATGGCTTTTAGAAGCGCTTCCACCGCTTTCTTCCAGCGGGAGTGGTCGCCGTCATCGTTGAATCCGAATCTGTGAAGTTCGCTCGACATGGCGGTTATTGGGCGCGCACCCAAACGGTGCGCCGCGCGTAGAAGCAGTAGAACTTGAAGAGTGTGCGGCTCGCCATGATTTCGGTGTTGCCTGCCACCCATGTGGCGTAGGTCGTCTTCGATGGCAAAGATGGGTCGATCGTGTAAGCCAGATCGCCCGGTGCGGAAATCGCAATTTCGTCGTTGATGGTGTCCTGTCCGATGAACATGGAGTTGAGGAAGTCCCCGACCAGTCCGCCGGTGCCATCGTCCGCCTCGAAGTAGGAACCCGCGGCCTCCTGCATGTAGCTCAAGACTTCGAAGGGTCCGGTGGTCGGATCCGAGTAGTTCCAAATCGTTGCGGCGGTCAACCAGTTGGGCGCCGGGGTAGTCGGTGACAGCCGGTATTCGTATTGCACGCGGGCGGGCACCACGCGCCCCCTCTGACGTGATCCACCAGGGAAAAACTCGGGAGTCGTTGAGAAGGGATAGATCGCCGGGAAGGTGTAGGCCATTGATTCGTATTCCTCATAGGTGCCCGATGGCACCGGCCCGTGCGTGATCGTGACTTTTTTCAGGTCGCCGTTCGGAACCTCGTTCACGTCCATGATGTAATGATTCGTGAACCCGGCGATGAAGTTCGAAGCGCTCAACAAGTCCCCCACGACAGGAAGCGGGAACTCCATGGCAACCTGCCGCGTGGTGGTGTAAATCCGGTAGCCCTGCGGGGTTTGCAGACTCCGCGAGGTAGTGACGGGGCGGAATGCGTCGGACATGGGGATCAGAAGCGCGGGACGAGGGTGAATCCGTCATCCTTGGATGGTTTGAGGCTGGCGAGAAGACTCATGGCTTCCTGATAGGCGCGGTTGATTTCCTGCAAGCCGGACTGGTCTCGGAAGAACGGGCAGGCGGTGAGTTTCTGGCGCGCGATGGGCAGGAAGATGGTTTGATCGAAGCCAAAGGGGATGGGCAGCGTGGACGTGCTGGCGATGCTGGAAATGACGGGCGGCTTGAGCATGGCGCGGTACTCGAGTCCGCCGGTCTGACTGTTGGCAGGACCGAGACGGAGCCGCAGGGCTGGAGCCGCGGTGTCCGATGCACTCCACGTTTCCAGCCAGTAAGACAGCGGCCGGCCGGCGGATGCTGCGACCCTCGGGCGAGTGACGGGCACCTCGACGAAATCGATGTGCGAATCGTAATCCTCCGTGTAGCGGGTGTTGAACACGTCCGCACTCGGGCGCGGGTGGATGTTCATGCCGTTGACGCGGATCGGGCCATGGATGGAAAGCACGTCGGAACCGATCGGGATGGCATCCTGATAGACCATGCCGCCCACGGTGCCGGTGCTGCCGCCATACGGGTATTTCAGGACTGCGGAGGCGCTGCCGTTGCGGATCTGGTTGTCGAGGTCGTGCCCCTCGATGACCACGGTGCATCCGCTCATCCATGCTTCCCAGCCGGTGATGGTGGCCGCGGTGCTGCCCTCGGTCACGTCGAGGGTGATGGCGGTTGGCGACTTGAGCAGCGCACCACGCTCGTCCCAGCGCACCCAGGGCGAGGCATTGCCAAAGCACTCTTGCAAGCCGCCATTGAGCGCTTCCAGAACCGCCATGTTCCGGCCGGGGTAGGTGACGCTATCCGGAACGCTCCGCTCTTCGGGCGCGAAGTGCAGCAGCAGGTTGTTGGCGCATTCGGCAATGGTCATTCAGGTCAGGCGGTTTCGAGTTGCTTCTTGGCGGCCTTGGCCTCGCGCATTTTGCGCATGCGGGCCGCGGCGGGGCTTTCGACCGGATCGGGCGGAAGGGTTTTCTTCACGGTTTCAAGGATGTTGGTAACATCGCGTGTTGATTTGCCGTCCCACATGGCTTTCTGGAAATCCGCCACGGCATTCTTCCCGTATTTACGCAGTAGGGCTTCAGCAACCTCTTGGGCCGGTCGCACATAAGCGGCGCGCAATTCATCCGTCAAAAGGCTTCTGCACTTTTCCTCATCGAAAGAGCCGGCAAAGCGCAAAATCACGGTTTCCAAAAGATCGACCAGTCGATTCAGGTCGGTATCATTGGCGGACGATTCGGATGCCACACTCTTCCACGGAACGACGTGCATCATAAAGGGCAGGGAAATCGTCGGCTTGAGGTCTTCCGGAATCGAGGTGCCGGGGCGGTATCCGTTGAACTTGTCCACGTCCTGCATCCAGATGGACACCGGGATGTCGAGGCAGTGGGCTTTGGCTTCCGGGTTGCGCTCGAAGAGGTAGCGCCGGGTCTTGCCGCGCACGAGGTAAGGCGCGTTGTTGGCGACTTTTTTCAGGATCACGCGCACGGCATGGGTTTCCTCGGGAAACGACAGCTTGGCGAGCGCTTGGCGGCTGATGGTGGATGGCAGGTTCATGGTCGTGGGGTGCAAACGGGGTAAAAAGAAAGAGCGGGACGGCGGTTTGCGCGCCGCCCCGCTCCCAGGGTGTATCAGTCAGTGCTTACGGAGCCTCATACGAGGGCACCGGATAGCCGGGGTGATCCACGGCGTGCTCGATGACCAGATAGTTCTTCGGCTTCTTGGTGGTGTTTTTGCAAACACCGGTGCCGAAGATCATCTTGAAGCCGCGACCATGGATGAAGTCATAGTCACGCTCTTGTTTGATGCCGGTCATACGGACCCGACCGTGCGCGAAGCAGGCGGACATGGAGCCAAGCACGAAGCTGCGGCTGTATGGAACACCGTCGCGGTTGGCTTGGATGAGGACCGCACCGGGTTGGATCTCGGTCTTGTAGGTCCATGCGCCATTCACGCCGGAGGCAGGAACGGTGGCATCGGTGCCAAGCGCCGTGATGGTGTTGCCGGAAACGGTCATGCCGTTGCCGCCGGTTCCAAAGGTCAGGCGTCCCACGGTCGTCGCGCCGTTGCCGGAGGTGCCGGCCGCGGTGGCGAGGATGTTCTTGATGGTGATGCGGTTTGCACCGGCAATGCCATTCAAGCCGTCATACGACACGAAGCAGCGCGATCCGTCAGGATTGCACGCCCACGCGTAGTAGGTCTTGGCCGAGAGGTTCGGCAGCGCCTCGATCCGGTTGTAAAGCAGCGGGATGCCGTCGAACCACTGGAAGTAGAGGCTCTTGGTATTGGCTGCATTGGTAATCAGGACCGGAGTCGCACCACCTGAGTTGACGTTTTCCGCCGAGACCGTCGAGACGAACTCACCGATAAGCGCTTTCGGGATCAGCGGGCCGCCAAGCCAGTCGTCCCAATCCTGGTCAGTGACGGGGAACTCGTAGAACGGGTTGCCCTGCCAGTTGAGGATTTCTCCGGTGAAGTTGGCGTTTTGCGCGCCGCGAACGTCCGCACTGGATACCGCCGTCTGGAAGTCGGAATCGTTGCGGATGTTGAGCATCGCGGTTTGCGTGCCGAACACCAGATACTTGTCGATCGGGCAGCCGGACTTGGCCAAGTTGCGCATGAGCGGCTTGGCACCTTGCGTTTGCAGGCGGGCGCGGGCCTCGGTCGTCAGATCGAGAGTCAGCACGTCGTCAGCTTGCAAGGCGTCCGTGTTGGAGCGGTTGTTGGGGCGAATCACATTGCCGTCCGCACCGTCGATGAGGCGGCGGAGCATCTGGTTCTGCTTCACCAGTCCCATCTTTTCGGAGAGCAGGTCGATGGAGGTTTGCTCGATGCTGCGGCCGGCGGCCAGCATCTCGACTTCATCCTCGGTCAGCTCGAAGGCGTCACGCACCCAATCGACGTTGACCGGGTAGGTCGCCATGCGGCTTTGCGAGGTGTTGCCGGTGAGTTCATCCGCACCGCGCACGCCGGGACCGCCGGGGATGCCGATGACGTTGAAGTTGACCGTTTGCGCGCCGCCTTTGGAAAGGTCGGTTTTCTCGCAGAAGATCGAGCGGGGACCGCCGCCACCTTGCGTTTTCGGGTCGAAGACGCTGGTGAAGTTTTTCAGGGCGTTGAATTGCCCGGACTGTTGCTCAAAATACCGGGAAACGGCATTCTGGCGGAGTTCTGCATCCATGGCCAACGCGGTAGCCAAGGTGAGAGGAGTAGGATCGGAATTGTAAGCCATGGTAGTGGTGTCTTTCTATGAAATGTTGGATTGGAGTTTTCCCCCGGTTGACGTGTGGATCAGCCCCACAGGGCGGCGGCCAGAACGTCAGTCGGAGCCTTTTCGATGTAATCCTGAGCCTGCTTGGTGGTGAGCATCACCTTGGCCTTGCCCGCGGGTGCCACGCCTCCGCCAACCGGTGCCCTGCGGGGCGGGTCGGCTACGGGTGTGCGTTCCTTGGGCGCTGCCGCCACTTTCAGAAGGTCCGCCAGATCGTCCGCGATGGTGAGAACGTGCCGGGGGTCCGATAGAGCGGGATCACGGCGGGCCTTTGCGGCCTCGATCCGGTCTTCCAACAAATCGGCAAACGGGCTGTTCTCGTCGTCGAGCAGTTCGGCATACTTCGATTCCATTTCCGTCACGGCTTCCGCGTATTCGGACTGATAGTTGGAAACCTCGACCTTCTGCGTCGCTTCGGCCTGTTCGGCGCGGAGAATCTGACGGTTGAGGATGGCGATTTCCTTGTTCAGTTCGATTTGCTTCTCCTGGTCGAAGTCGCGGATGGCGGCGGCAAGCTCTTCGCTCGCAGTCTCAAACCGGTCTTCCAGTTGTTGCAGGGTGGGCGGGGCTTCCGCTTGGCGGGTGTCGGGAGCATCATTGCCGGCGGGCGGATCGTCTCCGTTGGCAGGGTCCGGGCTGCCAGCGTCCCCGACGAGCGACTTCATCGCCTCGAAGAGATTGGCGGCCTTGCCCTCGCGCACGAGGTCGATGGCTTTGGCATTGAGTTCCTTTTCCGCGTCAGGGAGTCCGGCGACGGACAGGCGGCGGCGTGAGACCGGCTTGGTGTCCGGGTCCGTTTGCGGTGCGGCTTCCTGTCCTGCTTCACCGTCCGGCTGTGCGCCTGGTGCGGAATCTGCAGGTGGGTTGCCTTGTGCGGGCGGATCGTCGTCGTCTTGGGAAGTGTCCGTATCGGTGAAGTCGAAGCCGAGAGCCTTGGCGAGTTCTTCGGGGTTCGCGTTGTCGATTTCGGACTGGATTGCAGCAGTATCCACCGGAGGGGTGCCGGCGGTTTCAAGCGTTTCTGCCGCGGGCTGTTCGCCCTGCGGGTCTTGCGTTGGATTACTCATCCCCGCCAGCGTAGCGGAAAAAATGCTTGTCCATAACGGGCGCAGCGAAGGGGGCGGATGTCAGATGATTGGACCGTCAATCAGACCGCGCCAGAACTTCTTCAACCCATGGCGTTTCAACTCCATGTGAACCAGCGCATGAAACGCATCCCACTCCGCCGGGTAGATTGTGAGGCATCCCAGCGAACTGGTTCCACGGTATCCGCCTTTGTGGATGTTGTTGGCCTCGCCGTCCCTCTTGCTGCGACCTTTTTCACCGTCGCGGGTCACGGCCAATCTCTCGCCGGGAGTTGCCGGCCGAAAGGCCGGATAGCCGCCTGGGCGGGAAATCGGATGCAGTCCGGGGCGATACTCGTCCCATCCGGTCATCAAAGATGAAACTCCGGTTTTATAGACGCTCGGATCAGCGTTTCCGCGGAATGATACGAAGGTGTCTGGACCGACGACAAACGCAGCATCGTCGTAGATTCCACGGTCATTCACTCCAACCTTGCCCATGCTGTCCCGGTAGTATCCGCGGACAAAAAGCACGTAGAACTCGGGAAATGGCCCGCGTAGCGGGTTTTTCCGCCAGTCGGCAAGAGCGGCAGCTTGAACAACGTGGCGCGGTGCGCGGGGCTTGGATGAAGGGATCATTTTTCAGCAAGGATGCGGACGAGCGATTCACCGTCCACTGTGACGGACTTCGCCCCGTCCGGGGTGATGGTCAGTTGGCAGCCGGTGAGGGCAAGCAGCAGGCACATGGCGATCAGAGACAGCAATGACCAGGCGATGATTTTCATGGCAGCCTGTATCCGGGGTTGGAGGTGATTTCCTGCATATTTTCCTCATGCAGCGAGAAAGCGGATTGGAAATCCTGTGGGCGGTCCAGCGGGTTTGGTGTTCCCGGTGGATATGCTTTGGGGGCGCATGAGGCGATGGCGAGCAGGGCGAGGAGTAGTGTGGTTTTCATGGGGTGGTTTCTTTCTTGATGCGGATGAATTCTTTGGTTGGTGGCGGGCCGGGGAGAACGGCGATGTCTGTCCATGTTTGCAGATCGAGCGAATGTTGAATGGTGCGCGTCTCCGATGCGGGAGGCTCCGGCACGTACGTCCCGCCCAAATGAATGTCGCCCGCCGCCGCATATCTCGCCGCCCCCCAGACTCGGACATAGCGGATCGGGCGCAACGGCAGTACGACAACCTTCTGAGAGGCATCATTAGCCCATTGACCTTTCAGCCACGGTTCCCACGTCTCCCCGTCGTCGGAGGACTCGATGTCATACTCCGTGATGTGTCCGTTGGTCCTGCCATCCTGACGGGGTAGGTAGTAGAACGCGGAAACCAGTGCGGGCCTGGGTAGCTTGAGCGCGATGTAGTGAGGAGCAAGAGTTTCCCATTGCGTGTGCCAGAACGTCTGCGCGTCCGGATCAATCGCCCGCGCTGCCGGAGTGTTTTCCCGTGCAATCTCTTCACTGGAAACTCGGTGAATGGCCCAACCAGTGCGGTCCATCGGTGGGAGCGGAAGGGGGGCAGGCTCAGGAACCACGATAGCGGTGGACAGCGGGCTTTCGCCCACGGAATTGACCGCGCTGACCGCGATCATCTCGCCGGGGAATGCCGTCACGGTGGCGGTAGGGGCTGTCACGGTGGCGATCACGACATTCGGCGTGCCGAGTCGATAGATTCGATATGCCGTCACGTTTTCCGCGGCGCTATTCGCATTCCATGCCAGTTTGACATCGGCGGCCCGCGCCGGCTGGCATCCATACATGATTGCCACGACCGTTGCGATGATGCCGATCCAAGACGCAAGGCAGAGCGGACCCAGCCAGCAAGGGCCGTCTTCACGCGACTCGCGTTCCCGCTCGCGGGCGCATTGCTCGCAGATTGGCGGGCCATTCAGACCAAGCATGGGTGATTTACAGCGTGGACAGATCATTTCAGGACAGAGTGAGTTCCATCGTCGGATTTTGCGGACCAGGCCGCCCACGAGAAATCCCGGAGCGCACCGTGAAATGCGTTGGCGAGTTTGAAATTGCCGCACAACTCCCGGTAGTGCCGATTGACCGTTTCCCACGAGAACGGGAAATGCTCCGTCATGCGGAACTGGAAATCCGGATCGTGCTTGCCGGAGGCGCAGATCGTTTCCGGGTAGTCCGGGCATCCAAACCAGAAGTCACGCCCCAGGATCATCACTCCTCGTTTCGGCGTGTTGCCGTTCCACCAGTAATCCTTCCGGATCGTCTGAGTCCGGCATGTCATCGCCATCCACTCATGCCCATGCTTGTCGCGGAATGAAACGTGATGATCGAGCGGAAGGATGAAATGCGGGTGGATGAAAACAACGTCTTGGAGCAAGGCGAACCGATACCTGCCTCCACCTTCGCGCACCGAGAGGCGGCGGAAGTGCTCGCCTTCGATCATGGGTTCGCGGAGATGGACGGTGGCAATCATTTCAGGGCAGTGTTTTCGAGTCTGATAATCGCGTCATTGAGCCGCTGGATCGCCGTGTTGCTCGCTTCGATCTTGGTGGCGAGTGCTTCCATGACGCGGACGTTCTGCGTCGAGATTTCCGCGTTCTGCCGAATGATCTCGTAAAACCGTGAGTTGGAGATTTTTAGATCTTGATAGACCGGCACAAGCAGGGCCAGGAACACGACACCGATTCCCCATTTGCCGAGCGCCCAAACTGCCAATCCAGCCCAGGTTTTCGGGACGTTGATTTCAGCCGGAGTGGTGGATTCTGCAAATTCATGGAGTTCTTCTTTGCTCATTGGGTGGTTTCTACTTGTAGTGGGTCAAAGGGTGGGATCAGGCGCAACGGTGACAGTAAGTCCGGTGGAGATGCCAGCGCGGTCATCAACTTCTAAAATCAAGGCATTAAGCAATCCCGGATGCAGATACGGACCGTCTGATGTACTTGTGCAGAGCGAAGCAATTGCCAAGTTGTTACTATCATTTACAGAAAAAAGAACACTTCCAGAATCACCAATTCGTGGTTCAAATCTTTTTTCTGTCTCCAATGTATATAGCGGTCCCCAAATATATTTTAAACCTGCAAAGGCTTTTTTAGTGTAAGTGAAACCACGAACGCTGATTATTTCGGGCGTTTCACTTGCTTGAAAAGACAACCAATCCCGCGTGGACGTAGCATAGACAACGTGACGGTTCTGGTCGATAGTCACAAAAACATGGCCCAATCGCATAATATAATTCACAATGCCACCAGACGATCCGGTTGCGGCAAATTGATCAAACCAATCGCCAACGATTGGATATACGGTCACTTCTTCTGGCAAGTCTGGGCCGCTTAAAAGAAAAACCGCAACGTCACCAATCGGGTAAAGAGGGTTGGCGATGTAACCTGGAATCTCGCTGCCGGTGGTCTGCGCTAAAACCGTACGGGTATGCACGCTTCCATCGTTTCCCACAAATCGCAACACCATTCCAACTTTGTTGCTTGGTCTGTAATGGTTGGAAACCACATAATGCCTTGGAGTTATCAATGCCCCGCCTCCCCAAAAGCCTCCATCTAAATGAGTAACGGCCACTCCGGAAAAATCATACCCGGCTCCCCAACAATCAGGATTTCTGGAAATTCCTCCGGGTTGACTCAAACACTCTGCGTATGTATTACCGTTGTAATAAGGACGAACTTTATCAGGAATCAGTTTAGAAAGCACGTTGTCCCAAGATATTTTGGGATGAGTGTCGGCCACAAAATCATTTAGAGTGTATGTGACAATCGCCCCTGTCTGATTCACTGTAAAAGTAAGCATGGTCCCGGCCCGACCTTTTGCGGATAGAACTATCCGGCAAAGTCCTGTTGCCCCAACCTCTGCGGTAAGAAAGCTATTGTTTAGCGTAGCCTGCTCGGGATTTAGATTAGTAATTTGAAGATTTTTAACAGAAACATCCGCCGATAGCCGCCATTTTGGAGTGGCGCCGGCAGACGTGTTTTTATTCAAAATCACATTATGCTCGGTTTCTTGAACTACTGTTGGCGATAGCGCAATAGGTTGGTAATCCGTCTCAGCAACGATTGCCTTATCGCCGCCATAAGCACGAACCACTGGTCCACTGTTTGTAACTTGAACGAGCATTAAAAATCGGCTTTTACCGTTAATGAATACTTCAGTGTGCGAGTCTCACCGGCAGACGCTGGAATCACCAGATAAAAAGACAACATGCAATCTTCTGCCGTCGATGGACATTTGCTGGCTGTGGCAACAGACCCACCCCCAAGATTTACGATTGGAAGGGCTTGACTTGATCCAGCCGCTATTTTGTTAAGTGTAGCGCCCTGATAAGTCAAATCACGCTGCCTTAGTCTGTATTTATCCAATGTGATAAATGGCGGATTCGCAGCAACGAAAGCAATGTTACAAGCCGCTGGCCCCACTACTTGAAACACACTATCAGCAACAGGAAATGCACCGAAAGCAATTTGAACTCCGAGATTGTTTATCTCGGTGGAAGTAGTGAATTCCACAAAACCGGTGTAGTCCGTCAGCGCTGCAACAATAATCGGAGCTTGTGGAAATGAATTGCTACTGAATTCCAAAATTGCAGAAACATCGAAATAAAGTGAGCGCTGATTTGCAAGTGATTCTCCGGAAACCGGCAGGCTCAAAAGTTTCTGCAATACGTTAGATTGCAAATCGACGGCGCTTTTAGAACCAGAAACTCGTTTAATTCTGGACCCCATTATATTACCCTCAAGAGTTTCCCCGTCGCCATATGACGGATGGCCGTTGACCGCTGCAATCTGTTGGTCTGCGATAACCGTCCCGGTGGCATCAGCAAGCTCAAACGTCCCTTCGATGACTTCCGGAAGGTATTCGACTCCAATGCGGTCGGGATCGGCCTCCGTGCCTTTCAGCTTGTCGAGGATGGTTTCGGTGGTGCCGCTGCCGAGTGCGTCGGCGGTGTAGGCGTTGCCTTCCGAGTCCATCACGCGATGCGCGAAGCGGGCGATGGTTGAGATGTTGGGTTCTTTGGCACCCTTTGGCCGCCAGAGGGAGGCGATGCGTCGAACGCTGTCGGCAATGACGCGGTTGTTGCGACCGGCCGCGGAGGGCTTGGGTTCCGGGATTTCGTGATATGGATTGCTCATGGTGGTTTTCTTTCCGTTAGCCTTGCGGCGGTGTTGTTGCGGTTGTGGCTTCCGGCGGGGCTGCCGCCGGGGTTTCGGTGGGTGGTGGGGTCTCCGGACCTGCCATCAGGCCGGCGCTGACAAAGGCTTGCTCGACGATGGGGGCCATCTCCGGCGGGATGAGGGCGAGCACGCCGGCAGGATCGACGGCGGCCTTGCGGATGATGTCTTCCGCGTTGCGGAAGCCGAGGGATGCGATGGCCTGGACGAAGGCGGCACGCGCGGCGGGTTTCTCCGGCTCCGGCACTTGGATCCACTGCATGAACAGACTGATGGCGGCCTGGGCGTTTTGCAGCTTTTGGGCGTTCTGTGCCTGAACCAGTGTGAGGGTGACATTCATGCGTAGCCCCTTCACGTCGCCGGCTTTGATTTCCAAGAGTTCGGTGCTGGTCCCCTCCCCCCATGCGAAGGTCTCGTCATGGTCCTGGTTGGCATAGATCAGGAGCACATTGTATTCGACAAGGCGCTCCACGTCCGTGGTGGCTTCGTCGATCTGGCTCTTGAGGAGGATGGCCCCGCGGGATTGCAGGTCGCGCACGCCGGTGGCGGTGCTGGCGTTGGGGACACCCTTCAACTCGCCTTGCGCCGCGGAGGTGATGCCGGAGCGCATCTGGTTCATCTGAAGCATTTGGTTCATCAGATCGACGGAACGCTCGTTCACGTCAGGGATGGCGGTGAAGCTGAGGGCTTCCGTGATGGTCTTACCCGGTGCCAGCGTCAGCGGCTTGGTGGGGTCCATCTTGAAATTCTTGGCCTGCGACTTGTCCGCCAGGGCGTCCGGTTGCAGCCCGGAGATGACCGAGGAGGATTCCGCATTACGCTTCGTGACGGCGTTGTATTGGCGATCGACGGCGTTGTTGGCGTTCTCGTATTTCTGGAACCACCCCATGCCGCAGATTTTCCCGGCCTCCTTGTGGATGCGGACAGGAACCACCGGCAGCATCCCTTCCGGCGTGACGTTCGCCAGGTAATCGACGTTGAAGAGGATGCGATACGCGGGCGAGAAGATGACATGCAGGCGGATAGGCTTGCCGGTCTGGAACGGATCACAGCGGATGAATCCCTCGACGAGGGAAACGATCGGGTTGTCCTCGAACTCGAAGATGCCGCTGGTGGCATCCGCCCGCGGGCCGGCTTGCTCGTCGGTCCCGGCGAGGCACATCCGGAGGTCGTTCATCTGTTCCTCTTCCAGCCCGTAGAGGGATGCGGCATCGAGGATGCCCATGCGGAAGCGGGCAAACACATCCGTGTGGAACAGATCCAGCGCCGGGGCGGTGGCATCAAAAGCCACGTCGGAATGATGCAGCAGGGTGTTGAGGGTGTTGTCATAGACGGTCTTGGTTTCCTCGACCGTCATGCCCTTCCAGAAGACTTCCGCGCCGTCCATGCCGAGGGCTTCGATGGCGGCCTTGTCGCGGATGAAATCCCCGGTTTGCGGGTGGATGATGGGTTTTCCTCCCTCCGTGGAGTGCGCGACGACATCGAAGCGCTTGAAGGTCTCTTCCTCGCGGTGCCAGCGGGCTTTGACAAAAGCGGTTCCGCCCCAACCGGCGACGTTGATGGCGTCCTTGGCGACTTCCTCCAGGTTGGAGCGGTGCAGCTTCCATTGACTGTGCCGGGTGATGAGTTCCGCCAGCGTGGAATCCGCGCGTCCCTCCGCGGCGGCGGACAGCCAAGGCTCGGTACCGAAAATGTCGTTGCGGGCTTGGGCGTTGTAGAAGTCCCAAAACCCGGCGGCCATGCCGAGCGTGTCGTTCTGGTAGGCGAACACGTCGGGGCGGGAATCCGGCTTGTTGGGGTCGGTCCTGCCGATGCGCGAGGTGTAATCCTCCTTCGACATCTCTTCCCACCGGTCCATGTCGGCGCGCCAGTCTGCCGTGCTGCCGTAAAGGAGTTCCCATTGCTCGCAGGCGTGATCGAGGAGCCATGTCGCCTGAATCTCGTTCAGATCGGCCGCCAGGGGCGTGCGCGTGCCGATGAGACTGAGCGGCAGACCGCCACGCTGCGTGGGGGCTTGGTCTTCCGGGCGTTCGTCGATGCTTACGATGCTCACGGGGGCATCATGCCCGAGAATGCGGCGCGGCATAACGGGCGCAGCAGAGAGGCTTGCAAAAACGCTTCCGATTCGTGTAATGTCCGGACATGCCAAGAAGCTGTGCGCCTCAGTTGACCCCTCAAATGATGGAAAAATGCCGTGTGCTGGTCTTCAAAGCCGCGGAGTTTTACGACGTGCCGCCGGTGGCGATCACGGCGCACACGCGGATGGTGGCCGCGGACCACGCCCGCCATTGGGTGATGCGGACGATGATCCGCCGCTACGGGCTGCGACGCTGGCAAGTGGCCTACCTATTCCAGCGGGACTTGCGGCGGGTCAGGCGGAGTGTGCTGGGGGTGTGAGTTATTCCAGCCGGTCCGGCGCGGAAAGGATTTTCACGCGCAGGTTGGCACGCACGGTTCGTTGCGCATCGCGCACCGTCTTGCTGATGATCTCCGCGGTTTGCTGGTCGAGCGGGCGCTGGTCCCATCCATCCCCGAGCATCTTGCGCGCCATCTGGCCGGCCTCGCGGTTGGCCTGCTGCCATTCGTCCCGCGTGAGAGGGATCACTTGCGGCTTTTTCTCGCCGGGCACCGTGAGGGTGATGCGGTCAAAAATCGGCTGGATGCTGATTTGCTCGTCGGAATCCGCGGCTTGCTGGTTCCAGCGGAAAATCCAGCGGTCTATCGGGTCCGCCTGCGGGTTCACTTGGGCGTTGGACGGGTCGAAAATACGGAAGGCAAGGTCGGTGGCGCGGGTGCCGCCCACCAGGTCGCCGCGGACGGTCTGCACTTCGTTGCCCCACACGTCGAGCTTGGCCGGAGCCTTGCCCGGCATGATCGAGTAGCCGACCGATTTTGCAACGGACGTGAAGAACCCGTCGCCTTGTTTCGGGCGGGTATCGCGGATCACGGTATCCACTTCGCGCAGCGGCTGGCGGATGATGTTTGGCACGAAACCGGTGACGATGTTCGAGGTCAGGCGGGTGGCGAAGCGGTCCGGATCTTCCACGGCATCGATCAGGCTTGAGATGCCTTGCAGGAAGGTCTTGTCCTTGGCGGCGTCTTTGGCCCGCGACATCCATTCCGACATGGTGCCTGGAGCGAGGTATCCGCCGTTTTTCCGGGCGATGTTCATGAGGTCCACCATCGAGGCCAAGGCCACCGAGAACGGCTCGAAGCGGTTGTAGCTGAACTGCCAGTTGCCAATGCGGATGGTGGTAGGCGGCATGACGGCAAAGTTGTTGTCGCGCACGCCGCGCTTGGTGGTCTTGTAGGGGACCGTGCCGGTGATGATTGGCAATTCATCATCGTCGTCGCCTTCGATGAGTCCTTCCAAGGCAAAGAACGCCATCCATGCAATCGACTGGTTGGTGAGGTCGCGGACCAATCGGGCGCGATCATACAGCTTGGCCGCCTCTTGCTCGGCTTCCGCTTTGGTGAGTTCTCCGGTGAAGACGCGGCGCTTGAGGGCGCGGGTGGCATCCACCAAGGCAACGAAGGTGCCCAGCGGCGACATTTCCACGCCCATCTTGAAAATGTTCGTGGGGGTGTCGATGAACGGCAGGAAGAACGTGAGAGGCTTGCCCAGCCATGGCATGTTGCGGCCTTTCTTCATGGCTTCGGCAAGCTGGTCGATGCGGCCGATGAGTTGCGGGTTGCTGCCGTCCAGGTCGGTCTGGAAGGTGATGTATTTCGCGCCGTCGATGGCGCGGATCCATGCCACGCTGCCGGGTTCCATCAGTTCCGCGATCCGGGCATCGTAGGCCGCCCCCTTCAGCTTTTCTTCTTTGGCCGCGATCCGGTGCGCGTGTGCCGCGGCTTCCATTTGTGCGTAGAGTGACTTGATGAACTCGTCCACCGTGGTCATGGCGCGGAACGAGAGAGACCGCATCACCTTGCCGAGTTTTCCGCCCAAGGCCGGTGGGATGTATTCGGATTTCACGCCGCTGAAATCGAGATTCACCGCCTCCGCCATGGCGTAGGATTCAAAAACGCGGGTTTCGA